ATGAACGTGAGTAAAGAGGCGCGGGAAGCGGCCGCTGCGATGCTTGACGCCTACCGTGATAGGCTGGCCCCTGATGAGCAGCGCGAAAGCATGATCTTGGCGATCAATGTCCGCAATGGTCTCTGCGATGACAGTCCACGCGTCCAAGCCTTCGCCAAGTTCGAAGCCGAGATAACGCAGCGTGTCAGGGATGAGGCGCTGAAGGAGGCGGCCGTCAAAGCCATATCGATTGGCGAGCAATACGGCGAGGACGAAACGGGATGGCTTGATTGCTCCGAAACCATCGCCACCGCCATCCGCCAGATGATCGGAGGCAAGGCATGAGCGACTGGTTAACCCTACAGCTTGAAGCATGGCCAACAAGGGTCGATCCTAAAAAGACAACCAACATCACCTTTCTGATGCAGGAAGCCGCCCAAGCCATCCGCACCCTCTCGAAAGAGCGGGATATGGCGGTGGCGGCGTTGAGGATCATGCGGGCCATGCTTCTCCCCAGCGCGGGACAGCAGAGCCAGTATGGCGACGCATTCAAGATCGTGGACGCCGCCCTCTCCCAGCTTGAAGCATCGAAGGGGGAGGGGTAAACGGTAGACCACCTCATGCCCCTCAAAGACCGCCTCTTCCTCTCCACCGCCCTGCTGATCGGCTTTCTCACGCTCGTGGGGACAGTGGATATGGTGAGGGGGCTTTTCGAGCCTTGACCGACTCGCGAACGAAGCGCGAACATGGGCCGTGACGTGGCTCAAGGAATCCAACCCGCTCTCTCAGGAGTATAGCCAACTGATGAAGCGGTTGCAGCAGGGCGTCCACACGCATCCGATGGAGGTATGGGAGGTGATGGAGGCGCTGCGGGAGGAAGGGTTCAGCGATCAGGCCAGACGGCTGGGGGAGTATCTCGATAGGTGTATTGCGGATCAGGGGTGATGTGGTGTCTGGTTCATTAGAGGTATAGACGGACCCGGAAGCCGCCCAAGGCGTTGAAACCATAGACTAGGGCGGGAGCGTCAGTGACCGGATGCATCCGTTCTGGTCACCCCACGGGCCGCCTACCGATCAGCCTGAAGCCCAACCGCCCACGCCCTGACCGCCTCCAGCCGCGCCGTGTTCCCAGCGCATATGAAGGCGTCCGCCTCCGGTATCAGGATGGAGCCGACAGAAACGATGGCACTTCCACCGGATCGGTTGCCGCTTTCGGCGGCGTCGGCGGGCTGGGGCAGATCGGCGCTTCCGGCCTGACGCTGAGCGGCTTGGTAGTGCATGACGGCAGCGCGATACTGCTGAGACAAATCAGCATAGCGGGCATCAGCCTCATCGGCTTTCTCGGCATATTCGGCTTCCTTCTCGATCTTGGCGCTCAGGGCCGCGCTGGTGGCCTCTGCCTGCGCTTGGGCATAGGCGGCGCGGTCGGACTGCCTTCCGGCCTTCTCCGCGCTCAGGCTGGCTTCTGTGGCCTGCAATCGGAACGTCTGGACGATCAGCAGGAGAAGCAGGCCAGCGCCGAGAACCAGCTTCCAGTGCTGGCGGACAAAGGCGATGGCGGCGATCATAGGTCGATCTCCTTGCGCCATATCCGATAAGCCAGGATCACCAGCAGCGTGATCACCACAACGCAGCCAGTGAACAGGCCCGCGATGAAACCGATCATGCGAACAACCCCTTCGCTTTGGACAGTTGCGCCATCCGATCCGACAGGCCATTGCTGCCGCCGTTCACCGCCTTGGTGACAGCCACCACGTCATCGCGGTCAGCCATCGCGTTCAACTTGCGGTCGCGCCAATATTCCAGCGCCAGATGCAGGCCGATGGAGGGGTGCGCCGCCAGTTCCGGGCTGTCCTCGATGTCGATCCCGATCAGCCGCCCGAAGCGCTGGTAATTGGCCCGCCCGGTTATCTGCAAGGGACCGCGCCCCTTATACCGCTTGCCGTCCCCCGCGACGACATTGCCGAGGTCTTTCCGTCCTTCATAGGCGGCTCCGGAGGCGATTTCCTCCATATAACGGAACGAGCCGCTTTCATGGACAAGCTGGGCAAAGAAGTGGGACAGCCTGAGCGGCGTCATCATGTCATAGGTTGCCGCGTAGACGTTCATGGCGATGGCGAGCGCGCGCGCTTTCGTTGGGTCCGCGCCGAAGCGGGCGAACACGGCCCGCCACGTATCACGGCCTATGATGCCGTCCTGCGCCACACCAAGGCGGCGTTGCAGGAGCTTCGCGTCAATGGTCACGGCTTCATCCTCCCACACCTATGTCCATCGCACCGCTTCTGCGCCGCATAGGCCCGCCACAGCCCGAATATGGCCGCCAGCATCGAGCCGATGAAAATGATCGTCAGTTCTTCCTTGCTCATGCGCCTTCTCCTTCAGGGAGGCCCACCCGCTTGCGAAACAGATATTGCAGTGCGTCCAGAAGCATCGCGAAGCCGACGCCGCCCATCCCCATGGCCAGCAGCACGCCCGTGACAGGGGACATGCCCCAGTGCGCCACGGCGGCAACCGCGATAGTGGCGAAGGCAGGGAGCGCCGACAGTTCGGACAGCACCAGCCAGCGCCGCCGCCTGCGCCAGTGTTTCAGCTTCACCGGATCGTCAGGCTCGTCCGGGCCGATGCGCCAGAGGGAATAGCCGATCCGGCCCACCGCCACGGTTGCGGCGGCGGCAAGGCTCAGCACCCACCAGACGAGAAATTCACGCGGTTCGTTCATTATTTGCCCCCGACACTGGCAGCAACCACCACCGTGACCACAACCGGGCCGATCCAGTCCGCCCACTGATCGACCTTGGGCCAGACGCGCAGATCAAAGCGCCCCCACCATGGCATGTTCGCCCGCCGCCCGTTGCCGTAATGCTCGATCCAGCGATATTCAGCCTGCGACACCTCGCGCCCGATGAAATAGGCAGATGCCAGCGCGGCACCAGCCCACCAGTCGCCAGTGAGCAGACCGACGATGGCTTGAGCCACAAGGGCCATGATCGCGTGTTGAATGTAGGTCATGGCCCTATAGCTCCTTATCCAGATTGCAATTGAGGTCGATGGTAAGGTCAGGAAGCCCGGCCGCCGTGGCTGTCACACGTATGGTCCATTGATAGGACCACTGCCCCCCACCAGCGGGGTTGTTGATGGTATATTTCCCGGTTGTTCCGGTAGGCGCGGTCCATGCCCTTCTGGCAACGGGCGGCTCGGTGCCGGACAGAACAGCATAGGACATACTGGTGTACGGCAGTGTCGTCGTGAAAGTGCACTCTCCAGAAGCGCCGCCTGTCACGCTGGACACGTTCAGGCTGTCCACGCTCTTGGTCAGCAGCCAGTTTGATTTGCCGTACATATCCGACAGCCCCAGAGGTCCCGACGCGGGCACCCCCGGCTTGCCGTATATGTCTTGCGGAAAGCGTGAATTGTTGGGCATCCCATATTCCGCCCAAACATCGTTGAGCGAGATCGGGCCGGATGATGGCAGCGTCATGGCGTGGTGTTCCCGATGACATTGCCGCGCACCCGAAGAACGCCGCTCGCGTCAATGCTCGCCTGCGCCGTTCCGCCGACATAAAAATAGAATTTGTTCTGAGCGCGGTTGAAAAGGATATAATCCCCCGGATCGAAAACGACGCCAGGGTTTCCTGCCGTCACTGTGAGGTAGAACGGGCTGTCCACTTCAAGACGCGGGGCCGCCACCTTCCCGGATGCAGTGACATTCGCGGCAGAAACATCGCCTGATGTCGTGATGTTCCCTGTGGCGAAGGTGAACGCGATCTTGTTGTTGAAGAAATCAATATCCCCGCCGCTGGTTTGCAGCCGTATTCCTGATGCAACGCCGTTGTTCACACCTTGTATGCGGCTCGACCCGATACGCATATTAAAGTTGGAGTCGCGGCCGACCTGAAAAGCATGGTTGGTCGTCGTCGGGTCCGGCACGGTCCCGTTTACAAGTCGTATTCTGTCGGTTGTAAGCAGGCCGATGCCATTATAATCGCCGGATATGCGCGCGTTGGGCAGTGTCCCTGTGGAGTTGCCAAGGTCGCGATAATATGCGCTGTTCTGGCCCGACAAAGTTGCTGCGTTCACAGCATCACTGGTAGCCCAGTAACTGCCCAGCGGCCCGGATAGCCTGCCGTCATTGTTCACGTACAGAACGTCAACGCCCGCTTGCGTGAAAATGAAACGGTTGGTGCCGGTGCTATAGGATAGCTGGTTCTGTCCTGCCGTGTCGAAATAGACCCTCCGCAATTGGCCGGAGATATCCATACCGAACGTGGCGCTCCCCACCTGCACCTTCGTCGCGGTGAACGTGGCGTTGACCGTGACGTTCCCGGTGAACGTCCCGCCGGTCAGCAGGGCGAACCTGTTGCCGCCGTAAATGCCGTTCCGCCATGTCGCGAGGTCGGCCATCATCTGCCGCGCGCTGTTGTTCACAGTGCTGGGCAACTGGTTCTCGCTCCAGTTGATGCCGTCGATCAGCGTATTGCTGGCCGGGTTGGTGGACCAGTTATCAAACATGGCGCGGCTCCGGGTTTCTGTTTATCGGGAGAAGTGAAAATTTGGGGGAATCGTCCATGAAGGACATGCGGACCGTTCGTTGGAACGAGAAAATCAAGCGCGGATCGACAATTCTTGGCGCGGGAGGAATCGCCCTGCTGGTCGCCACGCTGTTGCGCTGGAACGATGACACATTCACGCTGGCGATAGCGGCATGGATTTTAACCGCTGTCATGCTTATGTTGATGTCTGTGCAGATTAACGACCTGCTTGATTCGGAGGACGCGGAATGACCATTTTCGATATCGCTGTGCCCGCGATTGCCGCTTCCATCGCTGGCGGCCTCTACCTGTATCTCTGGAACGAGCGCCGCAAACTCCACGCCGACCGCAAGGCCAACCCCAACGCGCGTGGGTGACGGGTTCCCCTGCCTTGAGAGCGGCGGGGAAAGCGGGTAAGGGTGGGGGTATGATTGAAGCCACCCTATTTGTGCATGGTTTAAAGTCACAGGTGAATTGGGGCGCGCATAAATTCCTGCAACTACCAAATGCTGGAGACACTGTTTCCGTGGCAGGAAGGGACGGTACGGTTCATTGCGCGACCGTGCGGAATGTTGACCATAGTGCTGTTTCTGTGATCGGCGGAAATGGAGAGCCGGGTGCCACTGTAGTGACGGATTGGATTGCCTCTTACCCGGCTGACAAGCAATGAGCCAATCTACCATCAATATATTCCTGAACGTCCTTGGTCTTTCTATCGGCACGTTTCTGCTGGCCCGATACCGCCTATGGAAAGCGAACCGGCGCGAAATCCCCATGGAATTGCAAAAGGGCGTTTGGGTGCCGGACGGCAAGCTAAAGCGCTGGGAAAGGCGCGTGGCATGGACGTGGGGCCTAGGAACGCTGCTATTGCTCATTCTATACATAGCCGCCTCAATTTCCACTTAACCAACCCGGCACCATGCCGCCGATCACGCCGCCAGTGCTTCCCGCGATAGGCTGCAAGAGCCGCTGGCGATTGCGATAGGCGGAAGTCCGCGCCAGTATCTCGTCCAGCGTATCCAGCGCGGCAGGCGTGTCCGTATTGAACAGGATAGGGGCCATTTCGTCCGCGCGCTGCTGAGCGCCGCGCATGGCGCCCATTTTTGCACGGTCGCGCAAGGCCCCAGCCCCCAAGGCGCGCAACGCTGAACCGATAGGCGCATTGCCGGTCGCCAGATCGGCCCCCACGTCGATGATCCCGCCCGGTATCCCGTTCATGAAACTCTCATCGGCAAGGATGCGCTTGGCTGTCTTGCTGTTGCCCAAAACGTCATTGGTCGAACCTGCAAGCTGGCGTTCAATGTCACGCTGGCGCAGCAGCCGGGTCACACCGGGGTTGTTATCGCCATAGACTGCGGACAGGCGCTGTTCGGCGGCTGGCGGTCCCAGGACGCCTTCGAACGGGTTGCTGCTGTACCGTATATCGTTCGCGCGGTCATCAAGGCCGACGCGATAGCCAAGCTGCATCTGCTGCTGCTCTGCGGGCGACATGCGACCGGAGATAGCCTGCACCTCACGCGGCGTCCGGCGCACGGCATCGCGGCCCGTCGCCAGCGCGTCACGCAGTTCCATCGGCCCCTGATAGGCACGGCGCGCTTCCGCATATGTGGGATTGAGTTCATCCAGTTGATTGAGAAGGTCTGCGCGGACGCCGTTTTCAGCCACTCCAGCCGGTGTCAGGTCGAGTTTTCCTGTTACCGGGTTACGATACTGCTCCAGCACATCGTCCATACCCTGCTTGGTCTGGTCGAGCGCCTGCATGGTGTAGCCCATCTGCTGAACAGCATTGCCGCCCTCGCTGCCCGCGTTGGTCAGCGTCATGGGCACAGTCGGCTCCAGCACGACATTGCCATCGGCATCCATGCGGAGGCCCATTGCTTCTGGACTGCGCCTTTCATTCGCGGCAATATTCCGCGCCTTACCAAGAGCCTGCCGCCCGAATGGCGTGTTCAGGATGGCATCAAGATCAGATGTGCCGATGACGGGCATTTCATAGGCGCGCTCATAGAGAGGTGCGGCATCGCGGCGCGCCTTCTGCAACAGTGCTTCGCTCTGCTCCATCGGGTTCGCCAGTGGACCCAGATCGCGCTCAATGGCTTCGCCGAAGCGGTCTATCTGGCCACGGGCGCGCGGGACCATGCTGCCGATGGCGATTTCCTCCGCCTGTGGCGAAAGGCGCGTGGCCGACCCCGCCAGCGTGGACATGATCGAATTGGTGTCCGCCAGCGACATGGGAATCCCCAGATCGCGAGCCTCCATCAGGCTCCCGCGCACATTATCAACGCCCGCCCGTTCGACATTCTGGGCTATCGGAAGATCAACGCCAGCGGGGCGACCGGGGAGGGCGGCGAGGCCGCGCAGGACGCCGCCCGTAGCGCCACCGAAAGCGCCACCCAACGCTGCGCCGCCCGAACGGTTATCATTTTCCTCCAGCGCGCCGCCAAGTGCCCCAAGGCCAATATCGGTCAAAATCGGCAACCGCGAGCCAATGCCAAGGGCACCTAGTCCGATAGCACCTGTGATGCCGCCAATGACGTTACCGGTTCCATACGCCAAAGGGCTATCGGAGGCGATTGCCTGCTTCTTCGCATTAGCCTCTCTCAAATTTTCCGAATACGGCGTTCCATTGATGGCGGAACCGATGCCCGCTGCCACCTCATCCATACCGCCCATCAATGCGCCGTTCAGATAGCCCCCTACGGCCATCCCCGGCGTTGATCCAGCCAACCTCCCCAACAGCGACCCTTCGCCTTGCGGCGCATTGACCGCAGCGTCCTGCGACCCGCCGCGCGAGTAGTAATCATAATTCCTGCGCGCCTCGTCCGGGGAGATTTGAAGCCCCCGGTCGCGGAACCACGCCTGCATGCTCTCAGGCGTCATATAGCGGGCATTGGCCGCTATCTCGGCGCGATCCTGCGGCGACAGAAGGGGATTGCCGCCAGTAGGGTCAATCTGGTCCGGTTCCGGAATGCCTCCAATAGGTCGCGCCGGTTCGGTGACATTGCCATAGAAATCCCGCTGCGGTTCGGAGGTGCCCCGCATCCGGGCCTCGCGCTTCGAGAATGGCAGTCCGGCATGGGGGCCGATGACCTGTTTCTCATCAAGGCCGTTCTGCTGGGCAATCTGGCCATATGTCTGTCGCGCCTGCACATAACTGGCGTTGAGCGCGCCCATGGCGTTGCGCATTTCTTGCAGGAGATTTTGGCGGGCTGTGGCGCTGAACACCCCTCCCTCGCCAAGCTCCTTGCGATACCGGGCAACAAGCTGTCCTGCCAGTGTATCAGAATTGGAAACGCTAGCGGCCTCACCCTCGCGAACCACGCTGTCCGGGTCCATGATCTTGGCATAAGCATAGATCAGGCTGAGGTCGCCCTGAGGCGTGTCCTTGGCCCCAACGGCGCGAGCGTAACTCTGGATCGCGGCTGCATACTGTTTTACAGCCGGATCGCTAGTGTAGCGCTTTGCAAGATCGCCTGTGAGGTTGATATTGTCCTTGGTCGGCTGTGTGCGGAGGTCATATTGCCCTTGGGCGGTAGACGTGGCCGCTCGCTGGGGATCAAAGACAGATGCCGCCGCGTCATTCGCCGCCTTGGCAACCTTACTGCCAAGCGTCGGATCGGCAGGCTTCACCACGATCCCGCCCGGTACGGACTGGGCCTGCTCAAGCGTCGGGACGCCGTTGCGAACGACATAGACGTTGCCGTCCGATCCTTGGAGCCGCTGGCCATCTCTATACTGCGTTGCCATCAATGACCTCCCAAGGCGCGAAGATTACGGGCGATGTAATTGCGCGTTTCAGCAGGCGCGGCGTTCATCCAGCCGGGGCCGTGACTGGCGATGGCCTTGTCGAGGTTGCCCGGTCCCCAGTTATAAGCCGCCCACATCTTGTCCGGTTCGCCGCCATAACGCTTCTGCATGGCGGCCCGATAATCCCTCCCGACGCGGGCAAGATCATCCGCACCGCCTTGCCATGGCCTGACGCCAAAGCCGGGATCGCGCGCCGTTCCGGGCATGACCTGCATTTCCCCCATGGCCCCCGCCATGCTGGTCAACAGCCCCCCATTGCGCCCGTATCTGCGCCCACCGCTCTCCGCGCTCATGGTGATGTCGTTCAGCATATCAGCGCCGAAAGCCGCCCGACGCGGGTTGCGTCGGACCTCCATCAATCGGAGTGAAGGTTACACCCGGAGGCGCTGCTTGCGGCTGCGGCGGCATGAAATTCCCGCCGAACTGCCCGCGCGGCATATATTGGCGGACGGTGGACCCATCGGCCTGCTGCACATCAACCGCGATCGGCGGCCCTTCCGCCAGCGTCCGCAAATAGCTGTCGCCCTGTCCCTGACCCAGACGCGCCACGATGCGCTCATAGGTGTCGTTGGGCTGCTGCGGTGCGAGCAACTTTTGAATCTGCGCCTGCCGATATTGCCGGTCCAGATCGCGGTCCTCGTCATCGAACATGTCGCGCCGCCGCAAACGCGCATCCTGCGCCGCCATCATCTGCGCCTGCCCCAGATCGGACCCGGACGCGGCCCCCAGGAACATGCCCAAGCGACCCAGCGCGGACGTGGGGTTGATCAGTTCATCGCTGAACTTGTTAATGCCGCCCGCGATCTTGGAGAGGATGCCTGCCATTGTTATTTCCCCAGCCATTGCGGAAGCGCGCCGGTCGCCATGCCGCCCAAAGCGCTGTTGAACCCGCCGCCCATGATTGCGCCTGCGCCTCCCGCCGCGCCGCCCAACAGGCTCGCCCCGCCCGTGAAGGGGGCCGCGATGGCGCTGCCAAGCGACGCAACGGTCCCCAGCACAGAGCCAAGGCCGCTGCTCTTGGTCGTGGTGGTCGAGTTCTGGTCCTGAATACCGTAGGGCGACGACAGGCCGGACAGGATCGAGGTATATTGCCGCAGCCGCTCCATATCGGCGTTGTCCTGATACTGGCCTGCGGAGAGGCCCGCCTGATTGGACGCGATCATGGAGGAAATCAGCGAGGGGATTTGACCGGCCCCGGCAAGCTGTGTGTTCAGCAGCCCGCCCGCCGCCGCCTGCTGCCGCTGGCGTTCCGCGTCATAGGACGACATCTGCCGCGACAGGGCGTTTTCCCGCGCCGTCTGGTTCGCGCCAAGCAAGCTGTTCTGCGCTGCCTGCTGCCGCTGCGCCTCGCTTTCATAGGCCGTCTGCTGGCGTCCGTAGGCGTTCTCGCGCGCACCCAGCATCGAGTTCTGCGCCGATAGCTGGCGGGCCAGTGCGTTCTCCTGCGCACTCTGGTTGGCTCCCAGAAGGCTGTTTTGCGCCGCTTGCTGCAACTGCCGCTCATTGGCGTAATTCTGGGCATAGACGCTGTTCGAGGCGTCCGAAATGCCCTGGCCGAATAGCTGAGCGTAAAGACCCGAACCGTTCGAGCGCCCCGCCGCGCCGAATTGCGCGTTGATCGCCGCCTGCGCCGAGTCCGCCCCTCTTTGGGCGACGTCGCGGATATAAGGGTTGCTGTCGGCTGTCAGGAAGTCGCCCGCCGCCGTGCGGTTGAGCAGGCTGTTGTCGATATAGCCGGTGTTGAGGCCGCCATTCTCGGCCATGCCGGAAAGGCCAATCTGGCGCAGGAAATCCGCGTCGAAACCGCCATTTGCGGTGAAGGGATTATTGGCGAACCCGCCGCCCGCCGCTGTCGCGTTTAGCCCGCTCTGGTTGATATAATCGGTGTTCAACTGGCCGTTGGCCGTGAACGGATTGGACGCCAGAAAATCGCCATTCGCCGCGCCGGTTAGCGCAGTGGCGTTGCTCCCGAAATTGCCGTTGGCGAAATTACGCATCAGATTGATGTTGTCGTTCGCCGCGCCTGCGCCCGCCGCCGAGTCGGACAATGTGCGGTTAATGACCGCCTGCGTACCTGAGCCGATGGCGGGCTGCTGCGAAAGTGCCGTGGCGCGCTGCGTGGCCTGCTGAAACGGGCTGGTCAGCCAGTCGGGCAGACTGTTGGTTGTCGTCGCTTTCGTCGTGGTTTTCTTTTTCGAAGAAATGGCGACCTCCTATCGGTTCGCAGCGCTGGTCATGGCTGACCAGTGGTTCATGTTCTGCGGATGATGGGGCAGCACCTTCCGCAACAGCACGGCCTTCTTCTGGAAATCGGGCAGCACACGCTCCCAACCGGCGCGGCCGATCAGTTCGATGGACATGCAGCCCTGAGAAGCCGCCCAATCTTCGATGACAGGCAGGAAGCCGAGCCAGTCGCGCAGATGCGAACCGCCGTCCGCGCGGGCACAATGGCGGATGAAGCATTGCCGCCCCTTGCCGCCTTCCAGAATCTCCACCACGGTCACGCTGTGCAGCCGTTCCCCTTCGGTCGCGACCCATGCGACAAGCGAGCCATCCTCGATCCCCGCCATCACCTCATCGAGACTTTCCAGCGGATCGTCTGCCACGGACGCGGCGATGCACTGCGCCACCATGGGGGCGACATGCGCGAGGGGAGGGCGAAGCGCGCCGAAGATCACAGTCCAGCCTCCAGTGCTTGAAGCCGGTCGGACAGGCGCGCCAGTTCGCGGCGCTGCCATGCGGCCTCCATCGCCTGACACTCGTCATAGCGAAGGCCCCAGCGGTCCCCTGCGTCCCGTGCCTCGCGCAGAACGCTGCCGTCCGTGTCGAGCTTCTCCGCCTGAGCGTCCCACTCGTCATAGCAAAGCAGCCCAATCGCCTGCCCATCCAGCCCGCGCACCGCGAAGGCGTCCCGCACGGCCTGCGCGATCAGTCCGATGTGCCAGCGGGCATCCTCGCCCTTGGCCTGCACAGCGTCGATGAACCTGTACCGCCGCCAGTCCACATCGCCCCACGCGTCCAGCCATGCGTCGGGAATTGGCTCGATGTCCTGCTTGGAACGCGCATCGGACGTGTTGATCGTGCCGGACACTGCATAAAGCTGGGTCCAGCGGGCGGAGGCGTTGCCGAGAGGATAAAGATTGTTGCCGCCCGGATAGAGGCCGTCCTGACCGATGCGGACGCGGGTTATCCGTCCCGATCCACCTATGGATGTCGTACCGACCGCCGCCTCTGATCCATGCCCGGCTGCGGTGTAATCCTCCATCGCATAGGCGTAGAAGGCCGCTGTATTGACGCCAAAGCCGCTGGAGGCGCTGTTAAAACCCGCCATGTAGATGCCGCCAAGAATATCCCCGTTCAGGACAGCAGCGGGCGCTGCAACCGACCCGCGCGCGCGGCGCAGAAGAACCCCCGCGCCGCTGCTGGCCGCGTTTGAATAGCGGGCGACATAGGGGTCATTTGCGATGACGATGCCGAAATTGTTGAACACCGCGTTCCCGCCCGTGATGTCCACCGCCCCGGCGCTCTGATCGGCCATGCTGCCGAACGCGCTTTCCCTGCGGTTGAGCGAATCCACCAGCGTCCTTGCCCAGTCGATGACCTTGGCCGGGTTGGCGAGGAACATATATTTCATCGCAGGCCCTCCGCTGATGCATGGACCTCGATCCCGGTTGCGCGCGTCCATGATTGACCGGCCGGGATATTCGTTCTGGCGCGGACATATCGCCCCGACGCCCGCATGGGGCAGCGCCCGTCCGTCGCCTGCGCGCAATCGGGTGTCCACGAAATGGGATCGTGCAGCACCTGTTGGCGCGTCCCTGCGGCGCAGGTTACGGTCTGCGCGTCCACCATGGGACGGACGGCGTTGACGAAGGCGCGCGATCCGGGTGCCGCCTGCCAGTCGCCCGTTTCAAAGCGAGCCTCCAGAACGCCGCCGTTCAATGCGCCATAATTGCCGCTGGCGTCGAACCCTACGGCCCTTGGCTGGCCACCCAGAAGTTTCGGATCATCAAGACTGAAAGGAAGCGTGTCGAGCGGGCCGAACTGGTCAAGTTGCTCCAGCGTATAGCCGATGTCGAAGCCGGACATAAACCAGTGACCCCGCAGATCGGAGAACGTCCAGCGGTTTTCGATCAGCGAATAGGTCAGGCGCTCGGTAAGGAGGCCGCTGTCATCCGTGCAATAGGCCCATGATACCGTCTGATCGAGCGGATCGAACATGCCCGTGATACGCCCCTCCGTGCCGGGGCTGATCCGTTTGCGGAAATATTCATTGACCCGCTGTGCGCCGATGGGCGTGGAACTGGTCCCGTCCCACAGGAAAAAGCCATCGTCCGCGATGAAGGCGGCGAGCAGACCCGCGTCGATGATCGCGCCGGGGGCGATAGCTCCGCGCTTCTTCTCCACCACATCGAACTGAAACACGGCGGGCGGGCCGATATAGGTCATGCGCGAAATCATGTAGCGCTGGAATACCGTGCCGAACTCACGGCCAATGACACCTTCGACAATGCCACCTTCGTCCGGCATGTCGTTGAAATCCGCCTGCGTCCCGATATTCGTGCCCCATGTGCCGGGGTTGCGGAAGCCCGACCAGCGGACGCGATTGGGGCGCGGACCGTCGATGCCGTCATCCAGATCGCCAAGGACAAGGAAGTTGCCCACAACCCCGGCAACGCGCGCGAGCGGCGGCGAACCGGCAAGCGGCGTCATGGCTGAGCCAATGTCTCCGCCCACAGGAGCCTTTTGCGGATGAACGCCGATAGCCTTTCCGACGAAGCGGGCGAACTGCCAGCGGTTCGGGGCTGAAAGGCCAGTGGTCGCATAGACCGAGGCGAAGGCCGCGCCGTTCGTGCTGACATAGATGTTCTGGCCGGAACCGGCATAGATATACTGGCTCACGCGGTCATTGCTGATCACCATGGCTCCCGCGATGGGCGGTGTCAGGGATGCGGCGCGCGGCTCGAAACCATAGGTAGGCCCATATCCGCCTGCCACCGGCACGACATTGGCCGCCTCAGTCAGCGCGCCGCTGTCGAAGGAAGCGCGATCAGGCTCCCATGGGCCGAAGGGGATGGGGATCGGCTGCGTCACAGGCAGGCCGCCAGCCGGTTCGTGGAAATGCGGTTGGCGGTTTCCATGAGAAGATTACGCTTCTCCCGTTCAGCCACCTGCCATTGCCGATCCGCCTGCGCGAAGTCGCGGACCACATTTTCCAGAAGGTTCGCCTTGGCGAGCGCGCGGATGTAGCGCTCGCCTTCTGTCAGATAGGCATTGCTGTCGCTATCGGCCGTCAATTCAGAAAAGCGCGTCGTGCCGTCGATATAAACTGGCCAGACATCGCGCGGGACCATCCACAGCAGGAAGCCATCGCCATAGCGCGCATAATGGCACGGTTCGCCCGTCAATATCGTGTCGCCATCCTTCCAGTCGTTGACGGCAAGGGCGTTCACAAGCGTGAGGTTGCGGCGCTGGCCATTGACCACGATCCACAGCGCATCAACGCGGGACAGCCATGCCAGATCGGGGAGGGCGGCCTGATCGTAGAAATCCTGATCGGCCACGGTGTTGAAAGAAAGGCCGCGAACCTCGTTAAACCAGAAACGATAGTTCGCGGCCTCCCTGATCGCGTCTTTCACGGAAAGGGGGACGTGGGACGCGCGCAAGTCGGGGCGAACCAGTTCATCCGCAATGCGGTCACTGATCGCCCCCAACGTCATGCTTTCTTCGCCTTCTCGTCCGCGTCGGGATCAGCCTTCGCGTCCAAAGGTTCGGTGGCGGCGGTAAGGAGGGCTTTAAGCTCCTCGATCTCGCTGCGCATGCTCGCAATCTCGTCATTCGACGGGGCGGCGGGCTGTTCGGTGGCGGTTTGCGTGGGTTTGTAGCGCCCATATTTGTGACGCGGGGATTCGCCGTCATAGACCGTCTCCACCGGATAGAGGCCGTGCTTCTCGACATATTCGTCAAGCAGCGCTGCGATTTCAGCATGGCTCATGCTGGTTCCGCCCTGCACTTCGGCATATTCATAAGCCGCGCCCGGAGGCGTCGTCATAATCACCTTCGCCATGGTCAGCCTCCATTGCTCTGAGGGACATATTCCACGATGACCGTGGCGGCCCCTGCGGTCGCTGCGGCACCGGTCTGCGTGTAGGACACGAACAGATCGGTATCGGCCGCGAATGCCAGTCCCCGCGCCTGATTGGTGCCATCGGCGGGCGCGTAATAACCCGCCGTCCCTTCGGTCACGTCGCTTGCCGCGATCAGGTTGGTGCCGGTCCCGGTCGTTCCTGCGGTCAGGACGTTGGTCGTGGCCGCGTTGAACGCCGTGTCGATATAGACGTGGACGCCAGTGACTTTTGACCCCTTGGGGACGGTGCCGATCAGAACGCCGCTGGCGATGCCAACAGTGTCATAGGCCACGTCCTTGCGGAGATAGTGGGTCTGCTGTGTCTCAAGTTGACGTGCGATTCCCATATGATCCTCCTCAGACCAGCGGTGCGTAAGTGGGAAGGATGAAGGTGCCGAAGCGGGCGCTGTTGAACGCCGACGCCTTCAACCCGGCGATGGTGTAGCCAGAGACGCCAAGCTGGTTCTCATAGTCAAAACGCTCTTCGATCCACTTGAACTTCTTGTTGTCGTCCGGCGTGTCGCCACCGATGCCGAACATGGCCGCCTGAGCGCCGCACAGGACCGCGCGTCGGGCATTGGTGACAGCCGCGCCCGAAGTGGAGTTGACGCCCATCGGCACCTTCTCCGACTGGTGAATGACCACGCCGTTGTAGATCCCGACGAAATCGCCGCCCGTGATGAGCGGAATATCCGTCAAGCCACCCTGAATATGGGCGCGCTGCAAATCGGCCCACTGTGCGTTCGACGTTTGCGACCGAAGGCCCACCACCTGATTGGGGTGGACGAACAGGACATAGTAATTGCCGCCCTTGATCTTGATCGGACGGATCGGCATCACGCCGGTCGAGGCGAACGACCCCTGACGAAGGCGCGCGACCAGCCGGTCGATCTGGGTGAGGTTCAATTCATCGCCCGTGGTCAGCGATTCATCGGTGGTCTTGGTGTTCGGACGCAGGATATGGTTCGCATCGACCGCCGCGACAGAGTTGAAGCCGGTATAGGCCGTGTCCGTCTGATAGGTCGCGCCGCCGATCTGGTTGAAGAACCATGTATCGAAACGGTTGGCGAACCAGTCGGTCAGACCTTCCTTCGCTTCGGTGCGCATGTTGAACATGACGCGCTGTTCGGACATGCGACCCTTGGAGATGACAGCATGGCGAAGCTGGTTGATCACGAACTGATCATTCTGGGTGACCAGCGATTCCTCATTGCCGTGCAACGTGTCGTCGCCCGTGGTCCCGCGCCCGGTAAGTTGGGTGCGGAGGCCCAGAATGAGCTTGTCACCCGCCTTGGTCGCGAAATCATCCTTGCGGACCAGCAGCGAATTGTTGCTGCTGCCCATGAAGGACCAGACATAGGTCTGCTGGATCGCTTCGGCGTAAAGTTCCCGCTCCCAGATGGTCGGGCTGAGCGGGTGGCCCGATGGAAATTCAGTGTATGACATGGGATGGCTCCCGAATGGGGTTGAGTTCGGTCAGCCGCTTCGCTTGGCTGGTGCGAACCCCCATTCGCCGGGAGCGTGCGAGGGACACTTGAGGCAGTCCGCGCCTTCCCCTCTCCGGTCGGGGATGCCGAGGGACCGTTCAGGCCGTCCGCGCCTTCGCCTTGTGGGCGTGAGGGCCGGAATAGTCCCAGCCCTCAACAATCATGATTCATTCTTTCGCGAAAGGCAATAGTCAGGCCCCCATGGCCCGCGAAATGGCCCGCTTTCCTTCTGGCGTGGAGCGGAAGGCCATATAGTCGTCCTCGCTCATCGCTGCGATCTGCGCCGCCGTGACCGCGCCGCCTGCTGGCCCCTGACCGGAACCAAGCGAGCGACCGCCAAAGTTCTGCGGCTGCGGACTGGCGGGGGCAGGGCGCTGGCCTGCTGCGCCCGACACATAGCCACGGGCCTGCGCCATCGCATAAAGGGATTCCGCCGCTGACCGGCCTTCCTGCGCGCAGCGGTAAAGCAACTGGTTCGCCTCTTGCGCCAGAAGCGCCTCCGCGCGCTGCTGATCGACACCCAGCACCTTCATTTCGTTCATGCGGCTGAGGATATAATGCTCGGCGGCCTGCTGGAAATCCGGGGCCTTCTCCCGGAACTTCGCCTCGTCCTGATCGGAATAGGCCAGAACCTGACGGTGCGTTTCCTCCGCCTGCTTGGCCTCGTCCTGATCGGAGAAGCGCTTTTCGAACGTCTCCAACTTCTCCAGAACAGGTTGCAGCGGGTCTACAGGCTCCTTGGGCGCGGCGGGATCGTCGCCCTTCGCCAGTGTCGCCATGTCATCAAGGCGCTTCTGGAGGGCCGCGTGAGCCGCCCGCGCTTCCTCTGCATCCTTGCGCGCCTCGTCCCGCTCCTGCGCGTAGCGGCGGCGGGCAATCTCGTCATTGGGCGCGCCGCGCGGCCCCTCGCCATCCTTGGGCGCGAACCGCCCGGATTCATCGCGGGCGCGCTCACTCTGCGGCGCGGGATCATGGACCGTCTCAGACGCGGGCGTATGTTCTGCCCCCTCCATCTGGTCCATCGGCATCAGTTCTTCGTTGTTCATGATATTCTCCTGTCTGGTCAGGGTTGTTGCATGTGGAGGACGGCGGAACCGATCTGGTCCACCTTGGATTCGAGCGCCGCGAGATAGTCGAGGACAGGGACGCCGCCTGTTTGCGCCACAATGTCGGCCTGCGCCTTCATGCGGTCGGTCTGGGCCTTGAACTGGTCGGTCTGGGCTTTCTGCTGATCAATCGACCGATCGGTCTTTAGCTGCTCATTCTCCGCCTGCGCCTGCTGGAGAATCTGCGCGCCCTGCTGCAATTGCTGTTGAAGCTGCTCGACCTGCGGATCGGAACCCGTCATGGCCTGTGCGATCTCGTCGGCGATGGTGGCGGGAAGGCCGATGCTCTTGACCACGATGGCCTGCGCCTGTGGCGGCAACTGCATCCCGTGCTGCGCCATCATCGCGATCTTGGCGATGACCTCCTGCTGCTGGTTCGGGCTGGACGGCGCTTCGTCCACGATCACGTCAAACTCTATCGTGTCGTCCGCGAACGCCTGCTGGATCAGCGCCAGCCGCACATAACGCTCCTGCTGGGCCTGCTGCTGTTGCTGGCCCATCGCCTGCGCATATTGCTCCATCATCGCGATCTGCTGATCAGGAGGCGTCCCCGGAGGCACTGGCGGCATTGGCATCTGCGGCGGCTCATCCACCGTGATGCGCACCAGCGTTTCAGGCGGCAGGCCCTTCATCAGTTGCAGCAGCGTCTTACCCTGCTCCTTGTGATAGCGGCGCTTGCTGTCGAACAGCGTGGCGAGGATCGTGACCGCCGACTGCCTGCGCTGCGCCTCAAGGCTGGCGGGCTGGTCGCGGTCGGTCGTGCCGAGGATTTCCGCGTTGATACCCGTCACGCGATTGAAGATCGCCAGCGCGAAGTCCAGAAGCTGCGAAATCGCGGCGGGGAAGGCGGGGGCGGTGCGCGGCTGGATGCGACCAGAGGCAAGCGCGCCTTCCGCGACCTCCACATTCTTCTGCGGGTTCGACCAGTCACGTTCCGCTGCCCGCTGATCGACAAACACGCCGCGCTCGTAAAGCAGGCCACCCTTGGCGTTGCTCGCGAGGATATGCGTACCGACCGAAATCATCTTATTGATGAACTTCTGCGGGTCTTTGAACGCCCGGATCAGGCCGTACCAGCGGCGCTTCTTCGCGTCATATTTGCCGGTGATCCAGTTATAGGCCCATTCCTTGAGCGGGTTCTGCTCCAGGATGGACGACGCGCCAAGGAACGCCTGATAATAGACCTTCTCCGTCCCAACCCAATCGAACCATTCGATTTCCACGACGCAGACCTTCTTGGGGATCGTGTCGCTATTGTCGGTCGGCCCCATCTGCTCGGTCGGATAGTCAAGGCGCTCCTCACCCTTTTTCGACTGGTTCAGCCCGAACGACGCCCACTTCGCGTTGATCTCGAAGGCAGTGTAACGATCACCGAAGAACGCGACCGCCTCGTCTGTGTCCATCATGATCACGCGACCGCCAAAGCGCCGATCTACAAGGTTGGTCTTGCTCGATGACTTGTCATAGAAGCATTCGGTCGGATCGCGGCGATCAACGGATATCAGGCGGTTGGCGGTGCGGGTCTCCGTGACGCCAAGGCCGGTTATCACCGCGTCCCTGAACGCATTGCTTTCCTCATCCTCCGCCTGCGCCTGATCGCGCACCCACATGGCGGCCGAGGACAGAAGCTCATTGACCTGAACATCACCTTCCGTGCGCGGCAGATATTTCACGTCCTGACGGTTATTGACCTCAAGGCCGCACACCACATCGATGTTGACGGCGGTCAGGTTGAAGATGGGCGCGATCCGGCCATCATCCTCAAAGAGCCGCTTTTCATCATCGCTCCACTGGTGCCCCGCATAGAACTCCTGCGCGGCCTCCGCCTCCTTGCGCCATTCGGACAGGTGGTCGAGGGACGATTTCGTCCATTCCTTGAGGCGCGGGAATATCTCCTGATCCACCTCCGGGCCGGTGGGCTGCGCTTCATCAGGCGCGCGGGCGGGTTCGATAACGTCAGCCATTACACCCACCACCTTTCCAGCGCAGACGTGACAAGCTGCGTGACGATATGCTGCGGCGCATGGCCCTCATCGTTGGCCCGATTGTCCCACATGATCTTGCCGTCACGATCCACAGCCGCGAGCGAGAAGCGATATTCACCGTCCATCGTCTCGACGCGCAGAACCAGTTCGGTTGCATTGTCCGCACAACGCTGCCTGAGCGCGTTCCAGTCTGTTTCGTCAGCCATTTACGCCGCCCATGCCGATGCTCCCGATGACATCGCCCTGCGCCGCGCGCGCTCGTAGCGATCAAATGTCTGCTCCACCTGAACCGGGTGAACCGCGAATGTCCCGATGAAGGCGTCTGCAAGGTCAGGCGAGCGGCCAAGGCGCTCCTTCGTGTCCTTTTTGCCTTCGATCTTGATCTGTCCGTTCGACGTGTAGCCGTAGAGAATGTCCGCCATTTCGCCCATGAGGGCCGCGTCGGTCATCTGCACGTCCAGCCCCTCGAACCACTGACGCGCCTTCCACCACAGTTCATCGCGCAGCTTGGCGAATTTGCCGTCCACGCTGGGGCGCTCCGACACGTTCAGCATGAACACCGGCAGGCCCATCTCCCGCATGCGATCCGCCACGCCGGATCCGATCCCGATGGTATCGACCACGATATGCGAAGGCTGCTCAGCAGGCGGCGTCTCGTCATAGAGCGCCTTGACCCGCCCAGCGGTCTGCATGGTGTCGAGATTGCGCCAGGACTGCACAGGCTCCAGCAGAGCGCGGCCCCGCCTTTTCGCCAGCGCGGTGCGGTCATCGCCAAAGCGGGCGGGATCAAGGCCCCATATCGGCCTGACCGCATTGATCGCGGCCTTATCCACCTCACGCCGGGCTGCGCTCTCCATCAGGTGCAGCGGGATCAGCGTGTCCGCGTCCGTCTCTGGAAACTCACCCAGCACATTGACGCGGACATGATCGCTGCTGAGGCCCCAGTCCTCGATCATGTCGGCGATCTGCTTCTGGTTCGCGGCCTTGGCGCGGCGCGTGTCCACCGTCATGGTCAGCCAGCGATGGCGAAAGCGCGTGAATATCTGATAGAAATAGCTCGCCTTCTTCATCGGGTTGCCGAAGGTGAAGAGGAAGCTGTCAGGGTCGGTGTTCGTGGCCTCGGCAACCGAGAAGATGCTTTCCGGGATGCCTGATCCCTCATCCATGATCGTGCATTGTCCGCGCCCGCCATTATGCAGGCCGCCAAAGGCGTCGGGCTTATGCTCGCTCCACTTCTGCGCCACGACCTTCCACGTTTCGGGCTGCTCGACATGGACGATCTTCGTCGCGGTCCACTCGAACCAGTGACGATTGATCGCCCTGTTCCACCACAGCGCCACTTCGCGCCATGTCTTGGTATCAAGCTGATCGCCCGTGTTGGCGGTGACGACGCCAGAGAAATTGGGCCGCGTGGACATCAGCCATAGCACCAGCCACGCGATGACCGCGCTCTTGCCGGGGCCGCGCCCCGACTTCACGGCCATCTTGATAACGTCACCCTCTTCGCGCTTGCGGATCGCGTCACGAAGCTCTGTCAGGAACTCGGTCTGCCACTCGTCAGGGCCATCCCATTTCTCAAGCTCGCCTTCGCCCCACGAAAAGGCATAGTAGACGAACGCTAGAGGGTCGCTGTAAAATGCGGCCATGTCCTCCGCGAGCATCTTGTCCGCTGGCGTCATGACAGGCCCGACCGCTTGCGCGCGCTGATGATCGCATCCGCCATGCTGTCCGTTACATCGTGGACGACATCCTGCTTATCGCGCCATGCATCAGGGCGGCGGTTCTTTAGCCAGAATATTGCAGCGGTATCCGATGGCGGGATATGCTCAACAACTGGAGCGCGGATGATCTCGCCCGCGTTCTGGAACACTTTTTCGCTATCGAAGCTGTATCCGGTAGCTTTGCGATATAGCGATTGCTCAACCCGATTGTCAGCCGCTTCCTTGCCGACCTTTAAGGCCTCCGAAAAATTAGGATGCACATGCTTCCAGAGGTAGAGCGTGCTTTCCGCGACTTCGAAAAATTCGGCGGCTTCACGGTCTGTTGCCCCAAGTTGAGCCAGCTTTCGAGCTTGCTCAACAAACTCTGGCTTGAACGACGAAGGGCGGCCCACGGACATGGGCCAACCAGTTACAGCATGCGGTTAAGTTAAGGCACGAGGCAATATTGCTCAAAAATATGCCTGTGGTAGCGCCCTTTGCGGATATTGCAGATGGCTGATGGAGAAAGACCCAGTCTACGCGCGATGTCGATATTCCGTTCGCCGCTCTGGTGTATTTCATGGACAACGCGCTCAGGCAGCCAATGCGCGCCACGCTGGCCCCGCTCGAAATGGTCCCGCTGGTTCTCGCTATCCGTTCCCCAGCGAAGATGCGCCGGATTAACACATGGCTTGTGGTCGCATGAATGAAGCGCCAACAACCCTTCTGGACGAGGATTACCCTCTATCGCAAGGGCGATATGGCTCGCCTGAAACGCGCGCCCCCCAACCGAGCATCGGGGGTAGCCGGATTCTCCAAATGAGCCAGTCCAAATCCAACAATTTCCATCAGGTCCATGGCCAGGGGCCTTGTCCACTTTATCCTGAAACTTAGATCGCTCTGAATCCGTCAATTCCATGCGCAAAACCCTATCAAATCCTCCACTTTCCTGCAACAGGATGCGTTTGATCTGCGACCTTTCCAGGCCAGTCAAACGCATCATTTTCCCGATGCTGCAAGGCCCATGCTTACGCCAGTAGTTCAGCACCCTTGCCCGCGCCACTGGCGGTCTGCCCCGGCTGCGCTCAATCTCTCTCATCACCACCCTCCCTCACTCCTGAGAAATTAACCTCATATTCCCCGCCGCTCGCGGGCTGAGGCTTGCGGGTCGTGCTTTGCCCCGTCGAAGTCCCTGCCGGTAATGCGCTGCCTGCCTGCCGCGATATGGGTTGACCATCACCACGCCTAACTCACCAGCGATGATCCCGACGCGATAGGCCGTGGCCTGCTCCCAGCGTTCGCGGGCTAGGGTGCGGAGGTTGTTATGGGTGAGGCTTGTTCCCCCAGAGGGGAGTGACCCCAAGGAACTCCCCCTATAGGGGGAGGGGGAGGTCGGCGGGAGGTCAGCGGTACGTCGGCGGTACGTCGGCGGGAGGTCAGCGGGAATTGCCTGTTTTAGGTCAGCGGTTTGAAAAATAAGCATTTTCTTAGTTTTCCTCCGAGGTCAGCGGAAAATCAGGGGAGGTCGGCGGGAGGTCAGCGGAAACCAAATCGGTTCGTTTTGCTACCTCAGCGAGGCCAAATCGCGGCTTGCCTTCCCCCTTATCGACCCACAGAAAACGACGCTCGATAGCCTCGATCCGGAACAGCCGGTCCATCGCCGCCGTCAGTTGCTCCTTCGTGCAGCCACGCGCTTCAGGCATGGTTTCGAAGACTTTCGGTGCGTAGGTTCGTGATGCTGGCTGTTCAGACACGGGGCGTTTTTCACTGTTGCGCTGCTTCAGGCACATCAGGAATGCTTCATTCTCATGGTTGGCCCGGCTCACCTCGCGCAATTCATCGCGGGTAGAGGTCGGCAGGTCATCGTCGCGGACGAACGCCCACTCATGCCACCGGAAGTAGATTTCCTCTCCTTTCTTGCCATAGTTCGCCTTGGACTTCCGCAGGACGCGCCCATCGTCGCCGATGAAATCACCGTCCTCGGTTTTTTCGGCCCAGTCGAGAAACAGCCGGTTGCGGACATGCGCACTCCAGCCTGTGGAGCCGCTATATTCGTTGCCCTGCTTGGCCCCCTGAGCATGCTGCTTGTTGGGGTGGGCGAGCAGCACAACCGCGCCTGACATCGCCTCTGACAGACGCTCCAGCAGGCCAAGGAAGGCCGCAACGTCATGGCGGGCATTCTCGTTGCCGGTGAAAAGGTGCGCCGCGTTGTCGAGGAACAGCAGGCCCGCATTGAACGACAGTGCCAGCTTCTCGATTTGCCGGTAGCGCGCCGAGACCGACAACCGGCCCTGCTGGTCGAATACGGCGAGTTCGTTGCCGATCTGGCCTTTCAGGGAGACAAGAAGCAACTGGCCGTCCAGGTCCGCCATGCTGATGCCGAGCGACTTGTTGATATCTTCCTGCCGCCGCCACAACTCATCTGCGGGGTCTTCGCAAGTGATATAGATCACCGGACAATGGGCGATATCAAGGCCAAGGAATTTACGGCCGACAGCGGCGCATGTGGCCATCTGCTGCGCGATCAGGGATTTACCGACGCCCTCTTGCCCGCTGAGCAGGCCGCACGATCCGCGCACAATCCAGCCGGGTATGATGAACTCACGGACGGGCGGCGTCTTGCCTGACCATTCGTGCGGGCTGTGAACGCCCGGCAGAGCCTCGTCGTCCGGATCGGCCTCTTCGGCATAGGGGGCGAATGGCGGCAATGTGTCGCGCGCGCCAGCTATGGCAGCACGGATCGATTCCGCGCCAAATTGCAGAAAGTCGTCGTTCGCGTCCCTGTTTTCTGCCACGCTCATGCGGCCCTTCCGAGCGGGTAGGCGACTTTAGCGCCGATTTCGGTTGCAACGGCCTCTGCCGCTTCGATGCCGGGATTTTTGTAGATCCCGCGCTCTGCCAATATTTTCTGCGCCGTGGCCTCGTCGTCATCGGCAAAGAGAATGAAATTCAGGTCCGGCCTTCGCGCCGCCCATATCCGTGCGACCTTGGGTAGGTTGGACGTGTTGAAGGCAACAATACAAGGAAGGCTGGTCGACTGGTGCACAGCGTCCAGGGTTGCATATCCCTCACCGATCACCGCTTCCCGATGGCCGGCGAAAGAGCCGATGATGGTGAACAGCCCGTCAATCCGCGCTTCCTTGAGGAAGAGCTTTTTCCCGTCAGGAAGGATACGCTGCACATTCCAAAGACGCCCTTCATCATCAAACATCGGGATCAGGAGGTCGCTGCCGGTCTGGCGCAGCGGTGCCGGATCTATTCGCTTGCGCTGGACATAGGGATGGGCAGGAGACGCCGCCTCAGCATTGCCCCAGATGTGCCCGGCATCCCGTCCCGCACCGAATTGCGCCTCCCTGCGGATCGCCTCTCGCTCGGCCTTCTTGTCGTCCCATTCGCGGCGCAGGGACGCCCGCTCCTGCGGAGATAGCTCATTGGCCGCGCCAGAAGACCAGCGGCGGTTGATCCCCTGCTTCCAATTGCCGAAAGCGCCTGCGGGGCGGGCGTCGAGATAGAGCTTCGCCCATCCATTCTTGCTGCCGCGCCGTTCGCCCACGCAATCGAAACGGACCACCTCGCCAGACGTGACATCGCCAATGAACGCAGTGGCATCGTCCGGGGAGACGCCTTCCGCGCGCATGAATGCGAGAAAGTCTGATATCGCTTCGTGGACACTCACGGCTATGCGACGCCCAATGCAGCTTCATAGGCCGCGACCAGCGCGTCATATTCTTCGCGGCCATTTTCACCCATCTTCGCGCGGGACCGGACGGCGCGCATGATCTTGGTGTCATAGCCGACGCCCTTCGCTTCCGCGTAAACATCGCGGATGTCATCGCTGATACCTTTCTTTTCCTCTTCGAGGCGGTCGATCCGCTCCATCAGGAGCCGCAGGCGATCATCGGTTGCGTTCGAATTGTGGCCAACGCCTGTCATGCTGAAATCCTTCCAATGAACGGCGCGCCCTGTCCGCGCAGAAACTCCAGCGCGGCGTCAGGATCGCGCGCGACGGTTGCCGGGATGCTCATGTCGTTGAGCCGCTCGATCCATTCCGACTGGTTTTCAGTCAGGCGGCCCTTGGCGCTCTTGAACTCGATTGCCGCCACCCCGCCACCGAACCAGAAGCAAATGAGGTCGGGGAAACCTGTCGCCAGCCCTTCACGCTTCACCTGCGTCGCAGCCCAACGCGAGCGTTTCGCGGCATTGGGCACAGCGACTATGGCGACGCCTGGACACAGGATGCGCGCCCGGCTGCGAAACAATGTTTGAATCTGGATTTCGCTCTGCGCCATCAGCCTCGCGCCTCCCGGCGTTGGCGTTCCATGACCAGTTCATATTCAATTTCGCGCAAGGGAACGCGGTAGGACCGCACCAGTATCTCGGGCGTCAGATTGTCCAGCGACCGGGCATTGGCGAGCAGCAGCTTCAATTGCGACCGCGCCGCCGCAACGGTGATGGCGTCGTTTTTCTGGATGCGTTGTCTCATCACCGGGAAAACCTCCCTGCCTGGTCGCGTTTCGTCACAGTGGCGCGCATCCGGTTGCGCCAGACATGTAGGGTGAGGTCGAACAGGGCCGGATTGACCGCCATATCGCGGGTGAGGGTCAGGATACTCACAGCGCCACCCTCGCAATCTTACAAAGCGTCGAATAGGGGCGGCGCGATTGCCTCCGCACATCGGCTATGGGCATGGTGCGCAGCATCTCCACGATGCGGTCCTGTTCCTGCGCCGTGATGGGAGGGCGGTCGCCGCCCGCCTTCCGTCCGGCTTCCTTGAGCGCGGTTTCCGTGTTCATCACCGCCCTCCCATGCGAGTAACGATGATCCCCGACGCGCGCAGGACATTCAGCCGATAGCGCAGAGCATCGAACACTTGACCCGCCGCTTCGATATCCTCCGCGCCCTTCGCCAGTTCGGTATCGTCAATCCGGTTGTCCGCCAGCGCCTCGGCAAGGAACATTTGCCCTCGCGCCGCTCCGATAGGCAGGTCGCGATCGGACGTGCAGACCGCCGCCTCTGGAGCCAGCTTGCCGCCGATCAGGTGGAACAGGGGCGCGAGACGTTCGAGGCCATAGACCTCACCGATCTTCATGACCGTCAGCATGGACAAAGACGCCTTGCCATTGCGCGCATTGGCGATGGTGCCCGCCGAAACGCCAAGGCGATCCGCCGTATCCTGATCGCTTTCACCAGTGTCGGACTGGATGCCCTTCACGATGCTGGCGACCGCGTTCTGCATAGAAGTTTGTGTGAGCGCGATTGGGCGCGGCAAGACATTGCTGCTTCGCAACATTACTTATCCTCCCCACGATGTGCAGATTGTTCGCCATTTTCAGGGAAGTTCACGCAGCAGAAGGAGCCGAAGTGGGCTCTCGCTGCTGCGTCATAGGCGCGCGCTGCCATCACCTCATCGGCGAAGGTACCAAGGTGCGCCTGTCTCTTGTTCAAGTAGATGTAAGCCCGCCATTTTTTACCAATCCGGCACACGCCTTTGAATCGCGATTGAAGGCTGCCAATGTCACGACGAACGCCCATATTCCTCGCATTTTGTTGGGGATTGCACAGCCTGAGATTGTCGCGGCGATTGTCTGTCGGGTCGCCATTTATGTGATCAACCCAAGAGCTTGCGGGAGCGTCAAGCAGTATGCGGGCCAACATGGTCCGGCGATCGCCGACTTTGACAATCAGCCGAATGCCGTCCGAAAAAACTCCCAATCTGGAAACCAATGGGATGTCGGTTACATCCACTATGAATTGTCTTTGGGCGTTGGCCTCGAAGGTTGCGATGCCTTTGCAGACCGAAATCAGGACAGGATGCGACCGTTTGCGATAAGCCCCTCTAGGCTTGAACGCCCTGGCACGTGGCTTTTGAGCACGGCGATGGCGACACTCTTCGACATAATCCAGATAAGTTTTGCCAGATTTTATCGCTTTGCTGATTGGACCAAGTTTAACGGATTCCATGGATAACCTCATGGCAAGAAAGGAAATCAGAACCGCACCGGGCCGGATTGTGGCCGTGCCCGGTGCGGAAGGAATTGGTGAGGGCCGCGACATGCTGCGGCGTGGTGCCGAAGATCAGCGCGAGCGTGGCGCAGGAAGCATCTTCCCAGCCGAACCGGCGTTCAGCCATGACCGCGATGTCATCGGCGGTGAAATCACACTCGGTGAGGCCGCGCGAAGGGTGCTGCATCGCCTATATCCCTCCGAACAGATCGGCCTGAGCCGGACGGATGGACATAGCTTCGCGGCGGGCGCGAGCGGCACCAGCCATGAGAATGTGCGCGAACGCAGTCCCACGACGCGCCTTTGCCTCACGCAGCAGTACGCGGGCGTAATAGCGGAGGAAGTCGCGTTCCTCTTCGGAAGTGCGATCCGGGCGCATCTATGCCTCCACCTTGGGGCGCAGGTGGCGCATGGCTTCGGTGAAGGCAGGTTCAGCGGGGAGGATGGGACGGAAGCAAATGTGGCTGCTATAGCCTTTCTTGCCGGTGACCGGATGAACCGGATTGTGCCGATCCATCTTCAATCCGACCACCGGGTTGCCGTAGACATCGTTGATGGTCTTCACGTCCATTACACGATAAACAGCGCCCTTTACCCGGCGGCTGCTGGTTGGGAAGATAGGGCAGTCGTCATCAATGACGCACCGTGCCAGATCGCCAGCTTTCCAGATGTGGGCCATCTACGCCCTCCCCGTCACGAACATGCGGAGGATGCCCCACCAGAAGGCGAGGGTGGCGAGAGGCTGGAAGGGGTGGCGGATGCGATAGGGCGCGCTCATGCTATCGTGCCTCCCGAAGGAGATTCGGGATGGATGATGAAGTGGTTACCGCCGTTACTGCGATGGCGCTTGCTGGCCTCACAGCCGGAACAAACGCAATGCGGGTGCTCGTCAACCGGGGCTTGGCAAGCCCAAAGGACGTTGACGATTTCGCTAACAGCCTCACTTACCATTTCAGCGCTCCCGGCGAGAGTGCGGCGCAGGACTATTTTCGAGACGTGCTCGAAATTCGATATTCTCCCGTGCTTGCCGAACTGCGCGAATACGCTCGGAAGAATTGGCGCGGAGAAAGCGGATGACATCAGCCATGATGGCGCTGTTGGCCGCGAGAATATCCCCGCTCATGCTGCGCGCTCCTCGGTCTTGGCGGGGCGGTAGGTGGCCATGAAGTGGCGGATTTTTGCCTCGGTGTCGGGCCATACCCGCCGACCATTCCGAACCTGCTTCACAAAGGGCTTATCGTTGAGCGCCAGCAGGCCGAATTGCCATGGAGACATTTTCTGCTTTGCACAGAACGCTTCGATGTCGTGAATAAGATCAGCCATGAGCCATCTTATAGGTTGGATAGACCCAACCCGTCAAGTTGGATTGCGCGGACCTATCCAGATACGTCCAACCCGTGGGAAAAAGGCCCCATGGCGACGGACTATGATTTCAGTTTTGTAAGGGATGCGCTTGCTCGTGAAATCGCGCGAAAGGGCATTGCTCCAACGACGCTCTCTCAACAGGTGGGCAAGAGCAAATCTTTGGTAAAGGAGATATTGGAGGACGGGAGGGACATTAAGCTGTCCACCCTGACGCGCCTTGCCAATGCGCTTGAGATAAGCGTCTGCGACCTTCTGCCCGGAGCTTCAACGGCGCTCCCTAATGCATCCGTGCTGACAGCAACATTTGGTCTGCTGCTGAACTCGGTGGGGATCGATCCATACGAGGACGGACGCGCTCGAAAGCTCGCTGTGCAGTTTCCAGATGCTCTTCGAGATATGATAGATCTTCATAACCGGAGCCGTGAGGCCGCAGGCTCAATTCCCGCAGAAGCATCTCATGCTGGCGGCGAAGCCGAGCAATTAAATTGAGCAGAGCGGCGCATTCCACAAAGCAGATTTCACACCCCGCCCCACAAGCAGGCTCAGCCAAAATCGGCTCCGTTCGTCTGTCCATCCTTCCCGTCTCCGATTCGATGTTCTGCATCTGTTCTCATATGGAGGGGTGAACAAATAGGAAAGATCACAGCCGGGGAGGGGCGGAATAGCTGTGGATGAAAGGCTGGCAGGACGATGATTAAGACTATTTTTGGCCGGTTCATCTGGTCGGCGCGGAGGCATTGATGAGCGATGGATTTTCCGCCTGGGCAGAACCCGCAACCAAGGGTGATGTAATCAAATTGGGAATAAGATTCATGGGGGTCGCCAATGCCCTTAGTGCGATCCAAGCCCGCATTCTTAACGGTGAAGATCAGGCCGCTTATGCTGAGTTGAATCGATATTTTGATGCGATGAAAGCATTGTCATCAGCGATTGATGAAATCGGCGGTAAGGAAGAATGATGGGCAATCTATACCCCTTCGATGCGGCGGATCGCGAACTAACGGCGGCCAACAACGAGCTTCACCGTCAGATGGAAGCCTTGAAATCTGGCGGCGGAGATGGCACATCTGGAGGCATGGATGCGCGTGTCGCCAAGTTGGAATCTGACGTTGCCCATCTGGTAAAGCAGGTGGACAGGATCGACGCGCGCACTGAGCCGATGCCAGCCGATATCGCTGTTATCAAGGCGACCATGGCGGGAAAAGGTTTCATTGTGACCGCAGTCAGTGGTGGCGCAGCCTTAGTGATCGCTGTGCTTACAGTCTTGTCCAAGCTCGGTATTCTCGCCGCAGGGTAGTGCACCGCAACCTCTCCCTTGCAGTCGTCGGCGCTGATCATCTCAACAAAAGCGGAATTGGAGGGGTCCCTGCAGATTAGCAGGGACCTCATTGTGCAATCCATTACGGCTGGTGCCAATGAGCACCGTGGGACGTGGATACACCCCCAGGTAGCGATCCACCTCGCTCAATGGCTTTCGGCTGCCCAAAAAAACGGCCCGGTAGTCGAAACCACCGGGCCAGTGAAAGGCGGAGTGTCACTCTACCTTCGGGTCGCAGAATAACGGTATCGAGGCATAACCGATTCGCATTGGACGGATTGGACATGGCGGGCTTCAGGACGTATAGCATCAATCATTACGCGGTTAGGCCGTCTCTTTGGTCGTAGCTTCGCGCTGGCCGCGTCTTGAAGACCTTACTTGCAAGGCCGTCCGGGTTGATCGCCGGACGTCGATAAGGGCAGCGTCTGGATTGGGGTTCCCCGGTCGCGCTGCCCTTTCTTATTCCCGCTCCCGCCCAGCTTAAGCGCCTCGCCCGTCAGCGCATTCCCAAATCCCCCGGCCCGTCCTGCTTCTCCGCCGCCAGCAGGTGATTCGCGGGCGGGGGAGAAGAAAGTTGGACCGACCCAACCTTTTCTCTTGACGGGTTGGATTAAACCAACCTATAACACCTCCATCGAAAGGCAATCGGGCCTGAGACGGAGATGAAGATGACCCTCGCAGCAGAATTTTACACAGGCACCCGCGCCAAGGCCCCCGTGCTGGACATCGTTCGCATCAGCAACGGCCAGCGCGAGCATGTCGAGACGATCCACGTCATCAGCAAGCGTGAAGCCCGCGCTGTCGCGAAGGGCATGGGTGCCACCCCCTGGAATTTCTAACGCCCCCGGACCCCGGTCCTCACCGGGGCGAGGAATATGGAGGTTTTATGACCACCTTCCACCAGGCCCTATCCGCCCTGACCGACCCCGACGGCTGGTCCAGCATCCGCCTTACGGTGACGGAGACTGTCACGCTCTCGCTGTGCTCGCTGGTGATCGGGATGATCCTGGGAGGGTTGGGACTGTGACCCTCTACTCTGAGGCCAGCTATTTCGACGGCAATCACTGCCAGCACGTCGCGGATCGGGAAGATCGCCAGCGGCTGGAGCGGAAAGACGAGATCGCTCGTCAGCTTGCCGCCACGCAGGAAGAAACCCGCAAGTTCAGCCGCCTGAGCAATCCACTTCCGCGCAGCCAGGTGCAGCAATTCGAACGCTCCATGAGCGCACTTTTAGCCCTGCCGCGCCTTCGTCGGCAGTTGAGGGAGATTGAACATGGTTGATACCAACGACAAGGCGCAGGTCGCGCAGGATTTTCTCGCTTCCATTCAGGGCGTACCCGGCTTGACGGTTTACACGCCCGGCACCCATGGCCTCAGGAATTGGGGCGCATCTTGCTACTGGCCGAAGGGTGATGTTGTTCGGGATATTAGTTGCCATGGTAATGGCGACACTCTCGAAGCCGCCATAGCCGATATGTTCGTCCAGGTCGAAAAGGCCAAGGAGCAGCAGAAGGTTCTCAAGACCGCTGCGGAAGTGAAGAACGCGGTAATCGCTCTGATAAAAGAGCATGATGCTGCCCCTGCGTCCTTCCGTGATGCGGTCGATGCTCTGCCGGTGAAGGGGTAGGGCGATGGACTATCTCAGCGGCTTCGCTCCCGATGTGGAATGCACCGACTGCGACGGCAGCGGCTTCACCATGAAGCGTCAGCCTCGCCTTGGACCCGGCATCTATGAGGTCGAGTGCGAAACATGCTGCGGCCACGGCTGGCGCCCCATGACGCAGGACGAGATGGACGACGCGGCCGCCGACGCCTTCTCCGACATGTGCGAGGGCGAGCCGCCCGTGACCATGGATGAGCAGCATCGCGCCGCCTTTCAGCAAAAGATGGAGTTACGTCGATGACCACCCTCCACAAAGCCCACGCAGCCCTGGCCGCCCCCGAAGGCCACATCTGCATCCCGCTTACCGCCTTCGATAAGGCGTCTCTGCTTCTCTGCGCCCTGTTCATTGGGATGGTGCTTGGAGGTGGGTTGTGAACGCGGTTTCGCAGATAGGGGCCACTGGCCCCGTATATCACGCCGAACTCATCCAGGGCACGGACGAATGGCTGGCGCAGCGCCTCGGCATCCTGTGCGCGAGCGAGATCAAACATATCCTGACCGCCAAGACGCTGAAATATGCCAGCAACGACAAGGAACGGACGCATCTATTCGAACTGCTGGCCCAGCGGATCACGGATTATGTCGAACCGCATTATGTGAGTGACGACATGCTGCGCGGTCGCGATGACGAGATCGAGGCGCGGCTGCAATATTCGAAGCATTTCGCGCCGGTCACGGAAGTCGGTTTCATCACGAACGACAAATGGGGATTCACCATCGGCTACAGCCCCGATGGACTTGTCGGCGATGATGGTCTGATCGAGTGCAAGAGCCGCCGTGCGAAATACCAGATCCAGACCATCGCCGAAAATGAAGTCCCGGACGAGTTCACGCTGCAATTGCAGACCGGGCTTCTGGTGTCTGAACGCGAGTGGATCGACTTCGTATCCTATAGCGGCGGCCTGCCGATGTTCGTGAAGCGCGTCTATCCGAACGCCGAAATTCAGGACGCGATTGTGGCCGCTGCGGCCTCTTTCGAATCGCGCATCGAAGAACGCGCCCGCCAATATCATGACACGCTGGCGGCCATGCCGGTTGTGATCCCCACTGAACGCAGAATTGAACAGGAGATGTTCTCGTGAATGACATGAGCGCGGTCATTGTGCCGAAATCCGACCAGATCAACGCCGATGATCTACTTGCTGGCCCGCGCGTCATCACGATCCGCGATGTCAGCATCCGTCCCGGCACTGAGCAGCCCGTCTCGATCTATTTCGAGGGCGACAACAACAAGCCATGGCGGCCCTGCAAATCCATGTCCCGCGTTCTGGTCGCGGCCTGGGGGCCGGATGCGAAGGCTTATGCTGGCCGGTCGGTCAAGCTGTTCTGCGATCCCAATGTGACTTGGGGCGGTATGAAGGTGGGCGGCATTCGCATCAGTCACATGACGCATATCGAGCGGGAAATGGTGATCGCCCTGACTGCCACCAAGGGCAAGAAGGTGATGGCGACGATCAAGCCGCTTAACGTCGATCAGCCCAAGCCCGCAGAAGACCGCGCGGCAAAATGGGCCGCTGACTACATCGCCAAGGTCGAGGCGTTCACCTCCATGGAGGATTTGCAGGCGTTCGAGCAGCCACTGGCCCAGCGCCTGGATGAACTGAAGCAGAAGCGGCCCGAACTGCATGAACTGGTCATAGCCGCGTCTCAGGCCCGCGCCTCCAACTTCGCGCGCGAAGGAAGGCCGGAAAGCGACATGGGTGAGGGCTTCAATGCAGAGACGGACGAGGTGGAGTTCTGATGGCCTCCCTCAACAAAGTATGCCTGATCGGCAACCTTGGCGCGGACGTGGAGGTGAAATCCTTCCAGAACGGTGGCAAGATCGCCAACCTTCGCATCGCTACATCCGAAAGCTGGAAGGATAAGCAGACCGGCGAGAAGAAGGAGCGGACGGAATGGCACAGTGTGTCAATTCAGTCCGATGGCCTCGTCGGAGTGGCGGAGAAGTATCTTCGCAAGGGCAGCAAAATCTACATCGAAGGCCAGCTTCGCACCCGCAAATGGCAGGATCAATCGGGCAACGATCGCTACACAACCGAGGTTGTGCTGAGCGGGCCTCGCGCGGTGCTGACCATGCTCGACGGCGCCAAGTCTGACGGTGGCCGATCCAGCGGCAATGATGGCTGGGGAGGCTCAACGCACAGCAATCAGGATGGCTTCGGCGGCGGTTCATCGTCCGGTCGACCCTCGTCATTCGACGACGATCTTGACGATGAAGTTCCGTTCTGAGGCAGCATAGCAGGGAGAGAACCCATGTTCATTCGTAAATCAAAGCACGACGCGATTGTGAAAGGATTCAGCGCAGACGTTCGCGCGCTTGAACAGACCGCCATGCATTTCAAGCGCCAGCGTGACGAAGCCCGCGCCGAACTGGCCGCATCCCACAATCGCCGGATCGCGCCTCTCATGGAGGCCAACGCCCGCCGCAAGCGTGAAGCCGCTGAGCGGAAGGGCGACGGTAACTGATTTCCAACGAAGGGAGCCGGGACGCGACGGCCTAGGCTGATAGCGTCCCGGTAAGGATTAGATGACAGATGATGCAGTCCGAGAGCGTCACGGGATCGCATGTCGTGAAACCCGTGATAATAGCGCAACCTCTCTCACGATATGGGAGGGCGAGCAGAATATCTACATCGACGGAAATTTCCACGTTCGCTCGATGACTCCTTGGCAGGCTCGTTATTTGGCAGCGAAACTCTACCGGCTTTCGCGCCGCGTTCGGGCCCGCGCCGGAGATTCTGCATGACCCGCATCCACACCCGCGCCCCGTCCCTGTCAGCGCAGCCCGAGAAGGGGCCTGACTATTGGGGCCAACTGCACATCCGTGGCGACAGGTCCAAGCCGATCTGGCTGCCTGACCTTCGCGTCCGCCGATCTGTGGGCACAGCTACCAGCGTTCGCCAGTATGGGCGGAAAGATCAGGTGACATATGAGTGAATGGCAACCGATAGAGACGCTGGGGGACGATGTGGAAGAAGCCGTCCTTCTATTCTCCAGCGATGAGCAGGTTGTTGATGCCGGATTCTGGGACAATCTGTTCCAGCATTTCTATACGCTCCAGTGTGGTGCTTGGCAGAAGGAAGATGTTTCGCACTGGATGCCGCTCCCGGAGCCGCCGAAATGAAGCGCGCGTTCTTCACTACTTGCGGAGAGTGCGGGAAAGATGCTCGCAACCATAGCGGTATCTGTGACGAGTGCGCGCCACTCTATGCGGACGATCCCTGCGATTGCGCTGTGTGCCGCTCCGATCCAGGTAGGGCGGGCATTGTGCCTTGTGCGAAGGAGGCGAGGAAATGATTGACGCTATCGAACGGCTCCGCCGCCACATGTATGATGAGGACGGCGATATAATATCAGAGCGCGAGGTGGACGAAGCCTTCGCCGCGATAGACCGCGCTCTAAAGGCAATCCACGACATTTACTGGGAGGCGACGAACCTCGGCACGGCGCATAAATGGCTGGCATCGGACGATGGTGAAATAGACGAGCACAGTCCCTCCTATATCGTGAGCCAGGTTGTCCATGAGTTCGCGCGGAAGGTTATCAAGCCAGCCGCGCAGGCCAATGGCGTGGAGTTGTTCCGATGACCCATGAACATCCATATTTCAGCGTGACGCAAGAAGACAGGGACGCGGCGGCGGACCTATGGGGCCTTCTAACCGCACCTGAAATTCGGTCTGGGAAATGTGACCAAAGCATCCCGGTCCAAGCCTTCGCTCGCCACCGGGATACCGCCGAGAAGCGGACAGAGCAGTGGATGCGGATGGAGCAGAATGAGCCGCCGATCTATTGCCCTGTCTGCGGATCATGCGGCGACGAGGGATGCGGCTGTCTGAGCAAATGTCTTTATCCGCCTGTCAGCCCGTTGGAAGATAGCGAGCGTCCGACGATCTACGTTCGGTTCAGCGATGATGGCGAGCGTATCCGCAAATGGGCGTTCATCCCGTTCGATGACGGCGTTCGATATTCGCCAGAACCACGCAAGGATACACAGCCATGACCAACGCGCATGACCCACGCACGCTGGAAGAGCGGCTTGAATGGATCGCGAACTGGTCCGAACCGGATATTGACCTTGCCGACGCGGGGACAGCGCGCGAGGCATTGGACAAGCTGAATCAGCAGGTTGCCGAGATTGCACGGTTAAAGTTGGAGCGCAATCGAGCAGTCCGGGCATATAATAAACTTGTGAAGCGGATCACGCCGAAGCGGCTGCGATATGCGCCGAAAGATCGCCTAATCATAGGTGTTGAGCGCCCGCCGTGTGAAGATGATACGTTCTTCTATGACATAATATGGAGCGAGGACCATGGGGCATTTATGTCAGGGTTTTATCCACTGTCGCATAATGGCGCATCCCATTTTATCGACCCCCACGACATGATTGGCATTGTTTCGCGGCGCGAAAGGAAATCATGATGACTACTTTACAAGACTATCAAATCCCGCGCGATCTTGTCGAATGCCTGCGTATCGAGGCGCGCCACGCCGTGAACCCGCCGACCGAATATGTCGTGGCCGATGATGGCGGACGCATGATCCACAAGCCGAAGCCGGATATGGACATGGCCGAACTATTGGATCAGGCAGCGAACCGGATCACGGCAGACGGCGCGACCATCGCTGCGTTGGAACGTCACGCCGAGGCGTTGGCGGAGGCCTTGGCGAAGATCATGCCGATCCGCGTCCACGATGGGCAGGACTATGCGGAAGTCCATTTCGCCGATGGCTCCAGCCATTCGACACAGGCCATGACCATGAACCCACAGGACTGGCTTGATATTCAGGCCGCGTATGACGCCATGCTCTCAGCAGCCATTGGGGAGGGGTGAATGGGGGCGCACGTTCCATTCTGGCCACGGATGCTCAAGCGGGCGACCGCCTGCGCCTATCTCGACCTGTCCGCAGCAGAGTTTGAGCGCGAGATTGCTTCTGGCCGCCTGCCGCATCCCGTCATGCTGGGCAATGGCCTGCATTGGAGCCGCGCCGAAATCGACACCTATATGGAGCGCCTGACAGGTGAGGGCGAGTCCGCCGACGACTGGCGCAAAGGGACGAAGCTGTATGCCAACGGCTAGGACCATCCAGTATGTGAAGCGGACCAAAGCGAAGGGTCGCTTCTATTATTATTTCGACACCGGGCAGGTGGACGAGAACGGCAAGCGCATATGGAAGCGCCTTCCTGATCCGAAAGACCGCGCTTTCGGTGCGACCTATGCGGCCATGTTGGGACATCGTAGCCGCCGGGAGAATGTGGCCATTGAACTGACCGTCGCAAAGCTGGTCGATCTATATCAGGCCAGCGCGCAATTCGAGAAGCTCGCCGTCGCTACCCAGCGCATCTATCGAATCTATCAGACTGAGCTTGTCGATAAACTGGGTTCAGCACCGGCCCAGAGGGTGGAGCGTAAGGATATCGTCCTGATGCTCGACAAGATGGCGGACAAGCCCGCCGCCGCCAACATGGTCATGAAAGCGTCCAGCGCAGCATATAGCTGGGGCCGTAAGCGCGGGCATATCACGAACAACCCATTCACCGACATAGATCCGATGGAAGTGGGCGAGCATCAACCATGGCCGGAGCATATTCTGGATGCCGCGCTGAAAGCAGATGGCGAAGTAAGGCTGGCGGTGCACCTACTCTACTACACCGCGCAAAGGATCGGCGACGTCGCTTCGATGCGGTGGCGGGACATTGACGGTGACCGCATCATCATGACGCAGGAGAAGACCGGCAAGCCTCTGGAGATACCAATCCATACCGAACTGTCGAAGGAACTGGACCGCCACCCTCGCAGCCTCTCCACCATCCTTGGCAAGGAACCGACGAAATACCGGATCGACCGGCTGCGGACTGACATTCAGGCATTTTGTGCAGAGCTAGGCGTGAAGGTCGTGCCGCACGGCCTACGCAAGAACGCCGTGAATGCCCTTCTCGAAGCTGGATGCAGCGCCGCCGAGACAGCCGCCATCAGCGGACAATCTCTCCAGATGGTGGAACATTACGCCAAGCGCCGGTCGCAATCAAAACTAGGCAGAACGGCTATCCTGAAATGGCAGAGGAACGGGAAGTGAATCTTCAAACTCCTTCAAACTATCCCGATTTGGCGCGCAATTGCGTGCTTGAGGTTGACGGGCCGTTAAACAATTTCTGCCAGACATTCAGGTCATGACGACGCGTATTCTTCATGTGCTCGACCACAGCCTGCCCTTGCAGAGCGGCTATACCTTCCGCACGCGCGCCATCTTACGGGCGCAGATGGCGAAGGGCTGGGACGTGCGGGGCATCACCGGCCACCGCCACGCCGCGCCGGGGCCGCGGGAACAGCTCGTGGACGGGCTGCGCTTTCATCGCACACCGGGGAAGGCGGCGACCGGCAATGCCCTGTTGCGCGAGTGGCGGGACATTTCGGCCCATGCCGACGCGATGGAGGCGCTGGTGCAGGACTGGCGCCCGGATATCATCCACGCCCATTCGCCGGTGCTGAACGCCATCGCCGCCCAGCGGGTCGCGCGCCGGCATGGCATTCCCCTCGTCTATGAGATTCGCGCTTTCTGGGAGGATGCGGCGGTCGGTAACGGCACCGGGACGCAAGGCAGTCCCCGCTATTGGCTGACACGCCAGCTCGAAACCCATGCCGTGCGAAGCGCCGACGCGGTCGCCGTGATCTGCGAAGGGCTGCGGCACGACATGATCGCGCGCGGGATCGACGCGCGGAAGATCATCGTTTCGCCCAATGGCGTCGACATGGACCAGTTCGGCACGCCCGTCGCCCGCGATCCCGCGCTGACGGCGAAGCTGGGCCTGGAAGGCGCCGATGTCGTCGGTTTCATCGGCAGCTTCTACGATTATGAAGGGCTGGACGACCTGATCGCCGCCATGCCCCGCCTCGTGCGGACGCGGCCCAGGGCGAAGCTGCTGCTCGTGGGGGGAGGTCCCTGCGAACAGGCGCTGCGCGACCGGGCCACGGCATCGCCCTTCGCCGATCATATCCTGTTCGCGGGCCGCGTGCCGCATATCCAGGTCGAGGATTATTACGCGCAGGTCGATGTTCTCGCCTATCCGCGCAAGGCGATGCGCCTCACCGATCTGGTGACGCCGCTCAAGCCGCTGGAAGCCATGGCGCAGGGAAGGCTGGTCGCTGCCTCCAGCGTCGGCGGCCATCGCGAGTTGATCGAGGACGGCGTCACCGGCACCCTGTTCGCGCCCGACGATCCGGCGGCCATCGCCGCCGCGCTGTCCGGCATGTTCGCCGACCGCCAGTTCTGGGACGAGCGGCGGGCGACCGCTCGCGCCTTTGTCGAGCGGGAGCGGAACTGGGCGTCGAACATCCTGCGCTACGAACCTGTTTATCAGCGCCTGTTGAACACCGTGCCGGACGCGCGGGCGGCGGCGTGACCGGAGGCTGTTGAAAGATGGGTCGGTACAGAAACCGGAATAAGGCCGTGGCGCTGGCGGCGCTGGGCGGTGGCGGGGCGGCGCTCGCCATGCTGTCGATGCCGGTCGGGCTGGTGGAAACATTGATCGCCTCCACCGGCGTTTCGGAAATCCTGCCGGCCGCCGCGCCGCCTCTGGGCATGACGGCCCGGTTGGGGCTGGCGCTGTTCGCGGCGCTGATGGCGATAGGAATCATTGGGGTCATGCGCCGCGAAGGGCGGCTTCTGGCCCTGGAACATGAAGGACGCTCCGATGGCGTCCGGGGAGCAGGTAAAATGGGTTTTGCATTATCCAGGCTGACGGCTTTCGCGCGGAGAAGGGAGCGTTCTTCGGATCGCTTCGGCGAGCCTGTGTTGCGCCGCGCCGACGCGCATCCGGACGCGCCCGCGCGCGCGCCGATCTTCGCCAGCCGCGATTTTGACGGTCTCGACATTTTCGGGCGGAACAAGACGTCCCGGCCGGTGGAGGTGGAGGAAGACGCCCAAGCCCTCGCGCAGGAGGCGGGGGCTCTCGGCCTGACCTTGCCGAACGGGTCCGAACCATTGTCGGGGGAGGAACTGCCCGAATCGGGCGGGCTGCCGCTTTCCGGCGGCGCGGTTCCGATGGAGGAAGCGGATTTTTCCGAAGAACCGGCTGAAGAAACCGGGTCTTTTGCCGTGGCCGAAGCGCAGGAAGAGCCGGTCATTTTCTGTCCGGCGGAAACGACGCCGGTTTCCTCCATAGAGCGGCTGTCGATCACCGAATTGACCGCGCGGCTGGAACGGGGCCTTGCGGAACGCGCTCGCGTCAGGGACGCGGCTGGATCGCACCGGGTCATCGCGGACATGCCTGTCGCCGCCGCCGTGCCCGTGCGCGATGCTGTGGTGGAAGATATCGACGCCGCCTTGCGCGATGCACTGGGAACCCTGCGGACGATGGCTGGGCGGGCGGGCTGAACGGCCCGCCATCGCCGTCCTTACCAATCCTCGATCGTCAGGGCCGAAAGCTCGATTTCCACGCCATTTTCCGTGGGCCGCCGATCATCTATCGCGATGTCGGCGACGAAATGCCGATTGAGGCTCCATTGCGCCTCTTCAATCCCTTCCGCGAAACACGCGGCGCGCAGCGATGCGTCTGCGCCCTCCAGCGCAAGGACGATGATATGCCGCCTCCCCTGAAACAGGGCGCTGACCCAGGGGCGGCTGGCCGCGCGCAGGACGGCTGTGTCCGGTCCCGCGCGCTCCAGCAATTGCCCCAGCAGGCGAGGCAGCGGATCGCCTGAGCAATTTCCTGTCACTCGATTTCGGTGTAGCGGGTCAAAAATTCGGGTCAAAAATTCGGGTCAAAAATTACTGTGCTGCGACAGAAATTCGCGTCAGAAATTCACGAAAAAAATTACGATGAGAAAGAGCCAATCAGGGCTATTGCAAGGGCGCTTCAAAGCGCCTTTTTTAATGCCCGTTCACGTCGATCGAAGCGGCACCATTCCATGCCGCGATCAGCGCCTCAAGGCGCACGGTATTGCCGATGCAGATCAGGGCGTCGGCTCGTGAAATGACACCCGCTCCACCGGCTGGCAAAGCCCCTTCGGGCATGGCGGAAAGGCGGGGCAGTTGCGCTTCGCCGCAACCACCGGCAGCGCTGTTTCCACCTTCGGCCGATCCGCCCCGCAAGCGGCGATCAACGCCAGCAAAGGCAGCGGCAAGAGACGACTGATATTCATGGGACTGCTGCTCCAGCTTGGTCGACCATAGCTGCTCGACCCGTTTCCGATTGGCCGCGTCGTCCTTCGCCGCCTGCACGCCCGCCTCGCGAACCATGCCCGCGAACTTCCGCATCTCCTGACGCTGCGCGAGAAAGTCACCCTTCCACTGGGCAGCGATGTTGCGTTGCCGGTCGATCTCCTGTCGCGCGTCATTCAGCGCATTGCCGCGCACGACGCACACGGCGGCGAGGAAGGCCAGCAACAGGATGTCGGGATGATCCGCCATCCAGCGCAGCGCGCCCCGCACCCAGCCGGTCAAGCGGATCGCGGTGGCGATCATGCGATCAACCCCCGAAGGCAAACGGTCATCTCATAGGTGCGGCGGAAGATCAGGCCGTCGACCGGCTGCAGCTTGCCGTTGACGCGGGCGTTGATGAAGCCGCTGGTGACGACCGTCGACCCGTCCTTGCGAAGGACCGTGAAATACGGCCCGATGGCGAGGCATCCGCCCACCCAGTCACCGACCTTGAAACGCGATGCGGCGGTCGACCCACACCAGCCCGCCACGCCGATATTATAGGCCATCGACCCAGACGCGCGGAGAAGCTGCGGCTGGCTGGCAAGGCCCGGAGCGCAACGCAGGACACCCTCGACATGAACAGTGGCCTGCCGGTCAAGGCCAGCGGCGCATTCCGCATCGCTATAGAACTTCCCGACGATCACATCGCTGGTATCGCCGAAGCATTTGGTCGGGATTTTCGCGAGGTCGAGATAGCCGACATTCTTCTTGCCCTCCCATCGCGCGATGTCGGCGGTGAGCGCCCCGGCAACGGCGGCGCTGCCCATCAGGGCGGCGAGGGTTTTCTTGGAGAACGAAGCGGCCATGGGGAACGGGATGGCCGGAAACAGCAGGCGGCCTTGATGTCCCCCCACGGACATCATGCCCATTCGATATGTGAGCATGACCACCGCGTCTCGTCGGCGTCGGTTCCCTCATATGGCTGGAACCGATCGAAAGTGCCATAGTGGATCGCCTCATTCAGCCCAGCCGTGAGGTCGGCGTCCTCGACGATCACCACCGGCCTGCGAAGCCCGCGATCCTTATTGATCGACCAAAGTCGCCGCAGTTCGGCTGCGGACAGGTCGATGAACGAAAAGCTGAACTGGGCCTTCACGACGCCATCGCCGATCCCGAAGCCACCGCTGGGCAAATCCTGCCGCACCCCTGTGTCCAGCAGTCCACGACCACCATTGCGTTCCCGATGCTTCTCGAATGCCAGCCCGATCACCAGCGCACCCGCATAGAGGGATGCAGGGCCGGGATGGTTGACGACGAGGCGGAAATAGCGGCTGACGACCGGCGCGGCGAGGCGGGCGAAGCAATGATGACGCGGCCCTTCGCTGTCGGCCGCGCGCATCGGGCCAGCAGCCTTGACAGTGACCAGTCCCGTGCCGGGGCCGGTCGCTCGATCAATGCGCCAGAGAGCGGCTCCATCTGCATTGGTATAACCCAAGTAGAAGCTGTCGACCGTCACCTCTGATCCCATGTCGACATCTATGTTACGAGGGCCGGTGCCGGAAGCGATCCACGCCTCATTGGGATCGACGGTGAGTAGATTGGCCGCGCCCGTGCCCGTGACGGTCGGCACCGCCGCGATCGGCAGCGGCTTGATGATCAGGACGCCGCTCATGCCAGTTTCCTCAAGACGGTCAGGTTCGTGCGCTCCACCTGATCCAGTTCCTTCGCCCCCAGGACGAAGACGGTTGCGCCAGCCGTATAGCCAGCGCGCGCAGCGGTGAGCGTTACCGGCCGCGCGAACAGATCGATCCTGAGGCCATCGACCTGAAGCACTTCCACTACCATCGGAGCGCCGAACAGGTTGATCTGCCGCGCAGCCTCGGCGTCCGCGTCGGCCTTGTTCGCCAGCGCCGATACGCTCTCCGCAACCGCCGCCAGTTCGCCCCACGCCGTTTCCAGCGCGGCCGAACTGGCGACCGCGATCAGGTTGGGCGACTGAAGCCATGCCCGGAAATCAGCATCGACGTTCATGGGGTCAGACTTCACCCTCAGGCTGGGCCAGCAGGCCATAGTTGGCGTTCAGCGCATCCCTGATGCTGTCGAAGCTGAACAGGTAACTGGTGATGTTTCCCATCTGCCGCATGACATGGCTGTTGCCCGCCTGCGGAGGCAGCGACGCAGCAAGTGCTTCGATGTCAGCACGGAAAGTTTCGATTTTCTCGACCACGCTGGCCGCGACGGCCTTTTCAGCGGTCTGCACGATGTCATAAGCGGCGGGCAGGTCCATGGTGGGTTCGGTCATTTCAAATCCTTTCAATCGAGAGTGAGGATGGGCGGAGGTTCTGCGCTTCCATGACGCGCGCTTGCTCCCAGGCGAATGCTTCTCCCCCGAGCGCCGCCAGTTGATCCGCGTTCAGGGACACAATTCTATTGTCGAGCAGGATCAGGTCGAGTCCCCGTCCAAGGGCAATGGCCGTCAGCATGGCTTGTTTCGCACCGGGGCGGAGGTCTATCGGGCCGTAACTGGATGGATAGCCAGCCATCAGCGCCTGATTGAGCTGCAGTCTGGTTTCCATCCACAGTTCGGCGTCTGTCGCTGGAACGCCTGCGCCGGTTGCCGCTGGTCTTTCGACCAGCCTGCCGCCCACCACCTTCCACTGCCGGGACTGGTCGAGGTGTCGAGCCAATGGTAGAGCGCTTTCGCCGGACGCGAGTTGGATGCCGATCTGATCGGCATAACAGACAACTTCCCTGAGGACGGCTCCGCTGTCGTCAAAGATCGCGTAATGATCCATCAGCACTCACCGCGCGGACAGAAAACCAGCCATTCGCCCGCCCCGTGATCGACCGTGATGGTCGATCGCAGGGCATTCTTGTGTCGCAAACCTTCGGGCACTTCGTTCCTGGAATAAGGCGGCGCGGTGGTCGCGCATCCAGCCATGGCGAGAGCGGCGACGCTAAGGAAAGGCATAACGCTCGTCTTTTTCACTTCTTGATCTCCTGGATGAAAATTCCGCGGTTGGTCGCAAACGCCTGCCGCAGGGTGCCGCTTTCTCCGGGCGCCTGCACAGTTCGAAACTGGAGTTGATAGGTGTGCGCACCAACGCTGGGCACGTCGCCAACGGTGAACGTGCAGACCCCTGATCCCAGTACAGTCGTGAACAGGCCATTGAAGAAGGCTGCGCCTGTAAATGCCACCGGCCCCCAAATGACATTCCCGTCACGCAAAGCGCGAAACTCTACTTTGTCGCTGAGGCCATTCGCGCCGTAAAAGTCTCCGACGAAATTGAAGGCTGCCGACATCGTGATGTTCATGGCAGCGCCAATCGTGGTGACGCTCGCCGTTTGCGCGGTCACCCAACCATCGTTTGCTTTCGTCGTGGCGATCTGCGCGGCCGTAAAGGTGGATACGACCGTGTTGACCGCCTGATTGGCGATCTTGAGCGTCTGGACCGTCAGATCTTGGATAGCGCCGTTTGCAGCCGTGATGCTGTTGGCCGCCATCTTGTCCGCAGTGATGGCCCCATTGACGATCAGCTCGGCGCTGGCGGCTCGGCGAAGGACCGGGCGGCCGAGATAGACGCGACCAACGGGAGAGGCTTGAGACAAGGGCCTGACCCACAGCGACACAGTTTTCGCATTGGCGGGAGCCTCCGCAACGCCCGCCGCCTTAATCCATTGCTGGGTAGGCGACAGCGACGCGAGCGTCACATAGAATGCCGTAGTTCCACCGCTGCCGTCATCGACCTCGAACCGCGCCTGGAGGAGCGTGTTGCTATTCGGAGCGCCCAGGGCAGTCGAACGGAAGACATATATTTCGAAATAGAATTTTTCCCCGGCCGAACAGGACGCCTGTGTCGATCGGATATTCTCGGCCGAATGGTCAAACCGCACCACATACCCGGCGATGCCCGCCGCCGTCGTGGCGGCCGACGTATTATATTCGAGAATGGGAGTGCTGGCCCACGTCCAGCCTTCCAGATCGCCGCCAGTCCAGTTGTTGATGACCAGATTGGACAGGTCCGCGACGATGATGTTGCGGGCCGTTACGGTGTTCGCGTCGATCTTGTCGCCAGTGATGGCGTTGGCCGCGACCTTCTGCGCGGTGACCGCGTTCGACGCGATTTCATTGGCCGTGACAGCTCCGGTGTTGATCTTCGCTGTCGTCACGGCATTGGCGGCGATCTCGTTGGCAGTGACCGCCCCCGTGTTGATCTTCGCCGTCGTGACCGCGTTTGCCGCGATCTTGTCAGCGATCACAGCGCCAGCCGAAATGGCGTTGGCCGTCACGCTGCTGGCCGAAAGATGCTGAGCGAGGATCGCGCCATCCACGATCAGTTCGCCCGAAGACGCCTTCCGGAAAATGAAGTTCGCGGCTGTGAAATTGGAGTTATTTCCGCTGTCCCGCCCCGCCACCAGTCTGGCCCGTCGGGCGGTGGCGGGCGCGGTGACAATGCCATCGACCGTGCGGAGAGCGGTTGTCGCGGTCGAGGCGGAAATGTTCGAGGCGGAGAGATATGTCTCGACCCCTGCGGCGTTCAATGCATACCATTCGACGCGCGTGAAGACATTGATGGAGACGCCGGTTTCCGGCCCGGACCATGTTTTCCCGTAATAGGACGCCCCCGGTTCGACATCCATCGCTGCGGTTTTGATATGGGCAAAACCTGTCTGCGCCGGAGTGGACAAACGGTTTTGGCCAGCAACAGCAAAACCGGTCGCGACGATGGATATGGTGCTTCCGTCCACTGTCCATGCGTCGAGATCATTGCACGATGGGTCGGGCACCATGTTTGAGGTGTCGCCGATGAGCATTTTCGATGCCGTGATGGCGTTGGCGGCGATGAGGGAACCGCTGATAGTGCCCGCCACGATCTTGTTGCCCGTGATCGTCCCGCCTGCGATTTCATTGGCCGTGACGGCCCCGGTCGCGATCTTGGGCGTCGTGATCGCGTTATCCGTGATCTGGGTCGAGATGATCTGGCCGGTCAGGTCGCCTGTCGCCACCGCAGCCGACCAGTTTGCCGTGCCCGTCGTCGCCGTCGAGTTCCAGCGATAGAGCTTGCCATCGGTCTGGAGCATGATGGTGCGGCCACGGAAATTGCCGGTCGAGGGAAGCGCCGCGACGGTTTCAACCGCCGCAAGGCCATTGAACAGCTTCTGGTTGCTGATGATTCCATCGGCGATATCATTGGCGACGGCGCGGGGCGTGGTGGCGGAGGCCACGGCAGTGAAGCCCGACAAGTTGCCGGAGGTATCGACCGCCCGCATCCAGTAATAGCGCGTGACATTGGAACCGAGACCAGAGCGAGCATAGGCGACGGTCTGCCCCGGCCGCGCCTTGACCACGGTCAGCAGCGTCCGCGTCCCCGTGTCGCTGGTGGCATTCTCCCAGATCTCGACAGCATCCAGATCGGCGTCGGCAGGCGCGGTCGCCTCGACGAAGATGGACGTGAGGGAAGCCGCTGCCGTGATGCCTGTCGGCAGACCCGGCGCGGTCGTATCGCGCGCCGTCGTGATCGACTGGATCGGCAGCGTGAAGGAGGAACGGTTGTTCTGCCAGTCGAAGGAAGCAATCTGGACGCGGTAGAGTGTATGGGCGCTGACGGGGCCTTCCCATGTGCTTTCGCCCGGTCCGACCAGATATTCGATCCAGTCGAAACCGTCCTGTTGCACCCGCACGACATAGCCCGAAACATCCGGGCTGATGGCCGCCGTCCAGGACGCCCGCAGGGTGACAAGCTGCGTCTGATCCGGCCCCATCTTCATGCGGCTGCCCAGCGTCGGGATGCCGGGCATGTCGGGAGGATTGAGGATGCCCTCAATCTTGCCGTTCACTTCGGTGAGGACATCCTGGACCGTCTTGCCCGGTCCAAAGGCCGACGAAGGATCGGCGCTGTTGGTCGCACCCGGCTCGGCGGGCTTCATTGCCTCGCTAGTCGTCCCGTCCTCATAGACGACGTCCCCGGCCAGCACCGCGATGGAAATCTCCCCGTCGCCATGCTCGCGCTCATTCTTGCGATAGCCGACCTTGCGCGTGTGGACGGGTTGCAGCGTCCTTTCACGACCGATGAAGATGGCGTTCAGGCTTTCGACCGGGCCGGTGAAGGTCCATTCGCGGATCACGACTTCGCCGGTCGGCTGGAGCGTCCAGATCAGCGTCACTTTCTGGAGCAGCCGGTCCAGCGCGGCCGCCATGCTTTCATTGGCGTCGCCGATGTGCAGCCCGGCCGGGCCGGTGCGGAATGCCTGCGCCGCCGCCTGATTGGCGATCGCAGGACCGTTCGCGCGATCGAGCAGCTGCGCGGCGACCCCGACCACATTCTCCGAATAGCCTGCCGCTTCGCCCTTCAGGTCGGCGGTGAGCGGGCCGGATGGCTGGGTCCACCATTTGGCGCAGGCGATGGAAGGTGCGAACACGCCGCCGCCCCGCACCGGCACGGACGCCTGCAAGGCAGCGAAGGTCGCGGCCATGCTGCCCTGCCAGCCGAGGATGGCCAGCGTTCCGGCGCGCCCCTTGTCCCGCAGCGCGGTGCAGCCCTGAAGGGCAAAGGCCGGATCGCCGAACTCATAGATATTGTTGGCCTTGTCGAGCAGCCGCCCTTCGATGTTCCAGACCAGGCCAAAGTTGCGCCGCTTGACCCGGCCGATGGCGAAATCGCCGCCCTCGATGCCGCCCGTCCCGGCGAAGGTGGCGGTGGCGATGGCCTTGTCCAGGCGCTGCGACAGGTCCGCGCAGGTGATGACCAGACGGCCCTCAGCCACGGTCGCCTCCGCGATCGTGCCGGTCAGGCGGCGGGTGACGACGCCATCCTTGATCCGGTCGATCTCGATCGCGGCGTCGCGCCAGTAATAGGCGGCCATGCCGTCGAGTCGCGCGGGATTGTCGGGCATCCAGCCGATGGCGCTGGCCTGCGGGATCGCGCGGGCCGCCCAGCTTTCATCGGTGAAGGACAGGGACGCCTCAAAGCGCGGATCGGCGACGACACCGGCCTGATAGTGGTTCGCCCCGTCATGATAGGGCGCATCATTCCCGCCGCCCGCAAGGAACAGGGCGACGGGCGCGCCGGTCGCCGCTACGCGCGGCCATGCACGGATGCGGACGACGACGCTCATCGCGCCACCAGCGAGGTGTTGAGGTTGGCCCCGATACTGCCGCTGCCCCAGTTGACGCCCAAATCCTTGAGCGCGCGGACCATGGCGTCCAGCTTGTCGTTCGCCGCCGCCGTGTTGTCCGCCACCGCCTGGGTCGCTTCGGTCTGCTTGGTCGCGGCATCCTGCGCGGCCTTGATCCGCTCATTCTCCGCCTTGATGACCGCCTCGGCCGTGCCGATTACACTGTCGCGATCGGACGCATATTCCGCCCCGGCCGTGCCGAACGCATCGCGCGACAGTTCGACCAACTGGCGCGACAGGTTGGCAAGCCGGTCGGCAGCGCCTTCATCGCCAGCCTCGGCCGCCGTCCTCGCCTGCGCGACCTGCGCCAGCAGCGCCTGCCGCTGATCGGCGAGCGAGCCTTCGAACAGGTCGCCATATTTCATGTTGTCGAGCAGCGATTGCAGCGATCCGATGCGGTCGGCCAAAATCTGGTCGACCAGCCTGGCGCGATCCTCCGCGTTCTTCTTCTCGATCGCGACCACGTCGAAGCCATATTCGCGGGCGATCCGGACGCGTTCCCTCGCCTGGCGCTCAAAGTCCTTGAACTGGCTTTCCAGCGCCGTGCCAAGGCCGCCCAGGATCGTTTCGACCTCGCGGACCTTCATCGCTTCCTGCAATGCCTTGTCCAGATCGTCACTGCTGTTGAACGCCTTGCGGATCGCGTCCGACATGCCCTTGATGCCGCCGTCGCGGATGGCATCCAGCGTGCCGAAGGCGATGGCCCCGGCTTCGTCGTCGTCGAAATTATAGAGGCCGTTCGCCGACGCTCCGCTGAAATTGAGCTTGCCCTGATAGCCGGTGGTGGAGACGCGGTACTTCTTCTTGTACACACCGATCGACGTGTTGAACGATCCCACCGACGCGTCGAACTCCTCCGCGATCTGGCTGAGCGTATCCTGGATCGAACTGGCAAGGCCGATCGACGCCTGCTTGCGGCTGCTGCTGTTTCCCGCGACGGAAACATCGTCCTCGCCGCCGCCCGTAACGACCGCCGTGCCATATTTGGTTTTCTTGAGCAGGCCGCCGACGACCGAACCCAGCGTTCCGCCGATGATGGACCCCAATGGCCCGGCGAAGCTGCCAAGGCCGCCCAGCAGTTCCTTGCCGAGCGCGCCGCCCAGCGCGCCGCCCAGCATCCCGCCCGTGCTGCTGCCCTGAATGCCGAACATCCCGGTGACGAGGCTCCCGGCGGCACCGCCCAGCGCACCATGGCCGAACGCCTGCCCAAGTGTCTTGCCGAGCGACTCGCTGAAGATGCCCTTGTCGCCGAAGATGTTGCTGAACGTCTTGTCCAGGCCGGACTTAAGATCGTCGAAAACCTCTTCGAAGCCTTCCTTGAACCCGCTCTTCAGCACCCTCAGCGGGTTGGCGGTGACAGTGATATCCGCGTCGACCGTTCCAAGGGCCACGCCCGCGACGCCACCCCCGCCGCCAGAACCGGCCAGATTACCGGCCGCAGACGCCGCTGCCTTTCCGAGGTCAGCAATATGCGACGACGCGGTTTTCATCTCGGCCGCCGCCCTGCCGACCTCAACCGCCAGCCTGTCCCCCGCCTTGCTGACCTTGTCCTTGCCGGTGATCTGATCCTCCAGATCGCGGAAGAAATCGCCGAACAGCTTTTCGGTCACCAGTTCCGAGAACAGCCGGTCCACCACATCCATGCTGCGCTTGAAGAAATCGCCGACCGCCTTCGGCCCTTCCTTCCGCAAATCCTCCATGGTGAGGCGGACATTTTCCCGCATATCCTGAACGGACGACAGCCACGTCTGCTGGATTTGCTGCTGGACGCGCATTTCGCGCGTCTGCTGGCGGAGGGCTTCCAGATTGCCGTAAAGCGCGCGGACCTGATCCTGCGTGACGCCGCGCTTCGCCAGTTCGATGGCAAGCTGCTCCTCGCTCTCGACGCCCAGCTTGTCCATCATCGACCATGTGAGCTGAAGCGCCTCGGCATCTGCCTGACGGCCCGCCAACTGCAATCGCCCCAGTTCGATCTGGCGGCCCTGACCGTCCAGCATGTCGAGGATAGGACGGACAAGGCTCTGCTGGATGACCGGCTTCAGCCGTTCGGCGTCATCCTTGATACGGTTCAGCTCGTTGCGCTGAGCCGCCGTGAGGTTCTTGCCATTTTCCAGCCGCTTGTTGACGTCGCGGATAATCGCGTCGAGCTGCGCGGTGGACTGGCGGGCGCGGTCGATATCGCGGGGCGCGGTATTGTAGCTGTCATCGAGACGCGCCACCGCCTCGGCCGCGCGCTCGCTGAACTGTGCGAGGCGTTCGGCCTCACGGGCCGCCTTTGCCGCGCTGTTGTCTTTCTTGGGCTTGCTGTTGTCGGACCGTTTCAATTCATCGGCGAGCCGGCCGGTATTGAGCGACTCGTCGATCTTCGCAGCCATGACCTCCTTTGAGGTTGCCGAAAGGTCGTCGATAAACGCCTTCAAATAGGCATCGCGATCGACCTTTAGCCCGGAGAAATCCGTGCCTTCGATCCGGTCCATAAAGCGGGAAATCGCGACTTCACGTTGCCGATCGTCCTTAATGGCCGAGATATTAGCGCGCTCGGCATCCAGCCCGCCCAACACAGACTGGTTGTCTCGCGCTCCGTAATAATCGCCCGCTACTGCACGGCCGAGGCTCCCCGGCAACAATATGCTGGCATAGCCGCGCGCGCGCTGGCTCCACGACATTTCGTCCGAACTGGCGAACGTATCGCGTGAAGACGTTCGCTGAGCCAGAGCTTCGGATCGCAGATTGATGGCCATCAATCGGGCGTTGGCGACCAGAAGATCATTCTGAGATTTGATCTTTCCCGATGTCAGGTCGAAAATCTCGCCAAGCACCGATTGGGCATCGGCGAGACCACTGGCCCCAGCCTTGGCTAGGTCCGACGCCTTCGCCGTATCCATCAAAGTCGACGCCAACGCCGTGCCCACGGACACAGCCACGCCGATCGCGATGCCCCATGGCCCAGCGAGAAAACTGGCAAATCCCGCCAGCTTGCCTTTGCCTCCCTCGGCGCTCTGCGCGATCATGGCGATGGCCGATGCCAACTGGCCCGACTGCATCGCGAAAATCTGGCTGAGCCGCGTCCCCATCGAATATTGAATGGAGACGTCCTGAAGCTGAAACCCGACCTGCTGCCAGCCTGCGCGCTGCAGGCCTACATTCTTCGTCAGTGCGGCGGACGCGCCCGACGCCTGCCGCGCCGCCTGGGCAGATTGCATCTGCGCCTTGGCAGCCTGTTCCGACGCCTGCGCCAGATCGCGCGCGCCCTCGGCCGCGCCCTTCTCCGCGCCGCGCAGCTCCTGCAGCGCCGTCTTCGAGACCTTGATTTGCCCGACCAGGCCGGACCCGTCGGCGGTAAGCCGGACGCCAACGACAATGTCGCTCACCGGGCCGCCCTCGCAAATTCATCCAGCGCGGCGCGTTCCATGATGCGGATGTCCTGAAAGACGACGGGCGTCATCGCGATGTCGAGCATCTGCGCGGTGACCGGGATGGCGGGATAGGAGATGCCCAGGCGGAGACCCGTCATGGCATGGCGCTCCCACTGGGTGCCGAGCGCGGCAAAGAGACTGAACGACAGCGCCTCGTCCGGCGCAAGCTCGATTTCCCCCGGTCGCTCGACCGTGCCCGCGAGTCGATCCAGCATCCATTTCGGCATGATGGCGGAGCGGGTCATGGGATCGTCGTTCCTCCGGGTAGCGCCGCCGCGCCCGCTGGCCCAGGCGCGCGCGGCGGCTTTCAGTTTCCCTTGCGGGTCTCCGCGCGACCGGCGCGGCAGGCGGCATATGCGCCAAGGATTTCGCGAAAGACGTTGGGAACCCGCAGCAACGCGCGGAAATTATCGGGATTGAATGCGAGCGGTTCGCCATTGGCCGCCGCAACCAAGCGCCAGTCGCGCACGATCGGTTCCAGGGCGCGCTGCATGAGGATGCTGGGAGTGCGGTCTACATCAGCGGCGCCCGCATCTTCATCTACCGGCGCTCCCACTATGATGGCGGTGGCACGGGTGAAATCGTCAATGGCGTCCTCGTCCAGGATGACGAAGCGCATCTCGATCTTGTTCTCGATGACTTTGCCATCTTCCGTCACGCCGGGGAAAAGCACCGGCCACCAGACGAGGGTTTCGGAAATAACCTTGAACATGAAATGATCCTTCAACTGGGTGGAAAGGACCGTTGTCGCGGCAGTGCCCTTCCCGTTATCCGGCTCTTCCCCGCCAGCCCGGACGCCAGCGGGGCGTCAAAGCCCCCTCGGGTGTTATTTCGCGGTAATGGTGAGGTCGGCCGATCCGCCCTCGACCGTGTGCGTCATCGCCACCGTCCACATGAGGGTGTCGTCCTCATTGCTTTCGGTGATGTCCGTGATCTGGACCTTGGCGCTCTCCAGCCCGATGATGTTTCCAGCCGTCACGCCATGGTCCAGCGACCATGGCAGCAGCGATCCCGTGCGAAGCGACTGGATGAAGTCCTTCGTCTGGATGTCGGGCGCTTCGATCACGGCGGTCGACGTGAAGCTGTGATTGCCGCGCCGCACATAACGCTTGCCGACAAGATTGCGCATCGCGGTCGTGACGCCCGCATCCGCCCGCCATGATCGCACGATGCAGCTATGCCCATCGAGCAGCATTTCGCTATTGTCGATGTTGACCTCGACCGCCTGTTGCCAGCGGCTGACATCGACCGCACCGGGCGCGCTCTTGTCGAACGGCGTGGCGGCCGGGACCAGGCCCATCCAATTGAAGCCGAAGAAGGGGTAGGCCCCGGCCGTGAAATCCATGGTGAAATTGCCCACCACGCCCACGGCCTTGCGGCGCTGATCGCTCATGAAATCATATTGGCTGATGGACGAGCCGACGGTGCCGGGTGCGGCAAAATCCTGCACCGCATCCACGTCGGCGGTGACGACCGGCGCAGCCATGCCGCAGGCTTCCAGCAACTCCATCCACGCGGGCGCGGTCCCGGCATCGCCAGACCCCGCGATCTCCACCTCATAGCTGACCGTGCGCCGCTCGTTGCTGGGAACGCTCGCCAGCGCACCGAAGACACGCTGATCAAGATTGCGCTCGATCCGGTCCATATCCACCGGCTTGCCCGAATAATTGCGGGTCAGGATGCCATTGGCTGCGACCGTCGGCGCACTATCGACGCCGTAGGTTACTTCCTTCTTGGCGAGAACGACAGCCACCCAATCAACCATTATTCTTCTCCGTCACGACGCCCGGCGCGACCGGGGCGGCCTGCGCCGCTCCGGCACCAGCAGAGGACCTGGCCTCCGGCGCACCATTCGATTTGCCCTTGCCCATCGACAGCCTGCCCTCATCCGACGGCTCCGGCGTCCAGGCGGCGGGATTGATGTTCGGATCGGGCTTGCCCAGTTTACGCAAATGACGAACGCGGGCCGGGCCGCTGAAGGGCAGGCCCCATTGATCCAACTGACGACCGGCCGCGTCCACCGGGCGCGGATTCGTCGGCTTGTCCTGTGTGCTGCTGGCTGTCCGGCCGCTCATTGACTTTCCTTCCTGATGTGACGAGAAGCCGTAAAGGACAGCGCCCAGATCACCTGCTGTCCCTCCACGGACACCAAGCGGCCGCCGCTGAATTCGCATGGCCCCGACGCTTCGGGATGACGCCACCCGACCAATGCATCGACAACCTGATCGGCACTGCGCTTCAACCCCTCAGAAACCGTCTCTGCCCGCCGAGCGGAACCGATGATCATCACCACGGAGAAGGTCTCCGTCACCTTCTGGTCGATCACGCCGCTCATGCGGTTGGGCTGCGCCGCCTCGCGCTCGGGCACCACGAAATAGCTGGGGGTGACGCGCGGCGCTTCCGTCAGCCCTGCAAATTCCAGCGCGCCTTCCACCGGCTTCAGGCCCGACTGCTTCAAGCGGTCGACAATAGGTTGTTGCGCCATCATGCCGCAGGCTTCCCGAACAGATCGCGGACAAAGTCGGTCAGAATTTCCATGACCGAACGCCGCTCCGCATCGCCGAAACCGACATATTGGCGCTTCGGCATGACCACCTGCGAAACAATCCGCCCGCCAAAGGAAAGCGCCCCGGCCTTGCGCGGCCGGATCGTCCCGCCCTCATTATGAATGCGGGCATAGCGAGCGGGGCCAGCCGTCTTCTGGACGCCGATCTGCGCGAAGTCCGATCCGAATTCGGGCACTATGACCCGCTCCAGATCACCCGTCAGATGCAGGAGCTTGCGGCTGGCATCTTTCACATTGATCGGCGCATTGGGATCGAGGCGGCGTTTCATCCACGGAACACCCATGGGATCGCGTTCTTCCTGAAAACGGGCACGGACATGTTCCAGCCATTCTTCGGCAATCTCGCCCATGGGCCGCCGCAGGTCCGCACCATCCTTGATGGCCTGCGACAGCGCCGCGTCCAGCGCCGCGTCGTCCAACTGGACGGAGAGATCGAAACCCGCGCCCATCAGTAGCCTTTCAGCCCGTCGGGATAGGCGCGATAGCCCGGAGAAATCAGGACCGGATTGTCGCTCAGCGCGTCGGCCGGGGGCGTTCCGGCCGGGATCGGCATCGCGCCGGACTGGATGCGCTCCAGCATGCGCAGCGATTGCTTCGCCTGGTCGGAAACGCCATCCGGCGCACCGCGCGGATACAGTTCGGCCCGCGCCAGATCGCCCACGATCTTCTTGACGATCAGCGGGATATCCTGAAGCGGCACGGCATAACGCGCGGCAATATGCGCATCCGCGACGGACTGCCCGCTGACCAGGGCAGCCACCAACAACGCCCGATCGATTCGGCCGCGTCCGTCGCCATCGGTCATCGCCACGACTTCCGGCAGGCCGAAGCGGTCGACGAATTCGGCAATGGTGAGATAGGGTGCGCCCCCGTCCGGCATCGCCCAGGCCGCGTCTATGACGACGATCTCCAGCTCCGTTTCCGCCCGCGCGCCTTCCGCGTCGTCGGCAATGGCTGTGACAAGGTAACGCTCGCCATCCGTCCCCCCGGATATGGCGAGCGTCAGTGCACCGGCAAACAGCGTGGGCGTGACATCCAGCGCTGCGGCACCGGAGACCATCCCCCTGGCCTCCGCCTCGACCGAATGCAGCGCCGTGATCGTCGACACCCCATTGAAGGTGACCGACCGGCGCAGCGTTTCGGAAGGCTGTTTCAGGATCGTTTCAAGCGGCATGAAACCTACTTGCCCGCCGTCTTGCCCTTGCGGGTCGATGCAGGCGCGGCCTTGGAGGGGGCGGGATCAGACACGGCCGGGGTGCCGCTATCCGTCCCCTCTGCGCCATCCTGTCCCGACTGGATTGTCTCACCAGCAGGCGGCGCAACCTGTTGATCGTCAACGGCAGGCCGCGCAAAACGCAAAAGCACATCGTCCAGCGTCAGACGCCCCTCACCGATGCGGACATCCAATTCGACGAACAGATCATCATTGGAAAAATCGACCAGCGCCTGCGCGGCAAGATCAGGCAAGCCAGAGCCGGGGAAGAAAACGATACCGCCCAAATCCGCGATCGCGGTCAGGAGCGCATCGCGATCATTGACAGCAACCAAAGGGATGCCGGTGCCAGGGTCGTAATGGTCCCTGGGAAAAATGTCATCCGCCTCTTCCAGATCGACCGTTGCGGACAGATCGGTGGCTTCGAGCGCCCCGATCTCCACGAGACGAACCACGAATCGCGGATCAGCCGTGAATACTTCACCAGCCCTGATCGGCTTTTCCCGCAGACCACGGACCTGCGATTTCGTGAGATAATTTTGCATGATGGACTCCAGCAAAGGAAATGGGCGGGAGCAGTGCAGCGCCCCCGCCCGAAAAGGCGCTCTGATCAGAGAGCGTCCTGAAACAGGAAGCCCGCGTCGGCGCCGACGAGCTCGGCCGAGAATTCGTCGAGGCAGTCGTTCTTCCAGCTACGGATATCGGCGTCGAAGCGCGCCTGCTCGACCAGGGGATGGCCCTGAAGCTGATAGGTGTAGCCATAGCTGGGAAGCGGCATCTGGCGCTGACCGGCCGGAGCCACCCATGCCAGGATCGCATCACCGCCCCAGACATCGACCGTGGTTCCATCGGCCTGGTCGTAGATCGCATCGCCTGACACGACGCTCTCCACGTCGAAATAGGAGGCCAGCATCGCCAGCGAGATCGCGGCGGCATTGGTCGGCCGGAAATGCGCGGTGATGAGCGGGTGCTTGCCCAGCGCGCTGGTGAGGCCACCGCCAAGCACCAACGTATTGGGACGGCGACCAATGCGCTTGCGGATCACTTCCTTCGCATCATAGACCTGCGCTTTGGGATCACTGTCGGGATCGGACCATTTTTCCGCGCCAGCGAGCGCATCCTTGTTCGTCGCAGCATAGCTGGCAGCATTGCGCGCGACTTCCGCCTGCTGGATTTCCTTTTCCATCGCGATGACGGCCAGCACGGTATCGACGCCGACCTGCTGAAGGTCGATGCCAGGCACAGCCCCCGCTTCCTGCTGATGCTCGATCGGCGTGACGGCCGAAAGGGCTTCTTGATGCAGGGCAACCGGCTTCCCTTCATAGCCGAATTCCAGCGCGGCGATGGGCGCGCCGGGCGCGCGGCGGGTGCGGCGGCGACGGAAGGACGAGCGGTCAAACTCGATCCGCTTGGCGGCGCGGGTAGGCATGGTGACCACAGGAAAGAGCGCATGGCCGACAAATTCGGCGTTGGTATAGCCGCGCGCGTGCTGAGTAAGAATCGGATCGAGGACGCGCGCCTGGGCACTGTTCATGGACATGGAAATAAACCTTTCGTTGAAGCGGTTGGGAGGCCGTTGCGCCGCCTGGACGTCAGGCCGCCTCCCATGGGCAGTGCTCGGGCGGCCGTCATCGCCGCCCGCTCGTTATAGAGTGAGGAGAATTTCGATCTTCTGCCCGTCGGCCGTCGCGGCCGTGACCGCATACCCAAGGATTTCACCAGCACCGGCCTGAGCGATGGCCTTGCCGTTAGCATCGGATTTGACCGGCCCCTTGGCGGCGATCGCGCCACCGGCTTCGACGATCGTCGTACCCAGCACGTCGACGGCGAACGCCTCGCCGCTCGCGGCCGCATATTGGGAAACGCCAAGCGCCTTGGCAGCGGCCGCACAATGCGCGCCGGTCAGCATGCCCACGAAGCGCGCCGTCGCGACGGCCGCCGTGGCGATCTGCGACATGGAAAAAATGACGGTTTTCTGCATATTTCACCTAGTGGAAAGAGTGCGTAGGAGCGAAGATCAGCCCGCCTGGGCGCGGGCCACGGCCTGCATCCAGCTCAATTCAGGATGCTCCTGCTGGATGCGGGTGGCGCGGGCATGAAGATCGGCCTTGTCGGGGTCGACCTCATAACCATCGGGCGCGGCGAAGCTGACATAGGGCTGCTGCTCGGCAGGCTTTTTGCCGCGCTCGCCAAGATCGAGAAGTGGGGCCGCCGAAGACAGCAGCTTCTTGAGCGCACCCGCAGGCGTCATATCGCCTGCCTCGCCGAAACTGACGACGCCAGTCGTATCCAGATGGTCAAGGACGCCGACCAGCAATCCCCTTCCGGCCGGAGCCAGCTTCAGGTCGGCAACCATGCCCTCGGCAAAGCTGACATTGCCTTCATGCAGCGCCTTGGTGGCTGCGACGCGCTGTGCCTCCTCCCGCTGTCCGATGTTCTGCTCGCGCTCATTGAGCGTCCGCTCGCGCTCGCCAAGCGCGGTTTCGCGCTCGGCAAAGCTCGCCTCAAGGGCGTCTTTGTTCATGGATGCATCCTTGCTGTTGGAAAATTCAAAAGTGGCGACGCCCTGATCATCGCCTTCGGAGAAGGCGACGGTGCCCAGTCCCTTAATGCCGGGCGCATGTGCGCCCAGGAACCCGATATGCTTGAGATACCAAGTGCCGGGCTTGGGGTTGCCGGGATGGCCCGGCGTATAAAAACGGGGCGAAACCTTGGCGTATCGGCGCTTGCGGACGGCTTCGGCAAAGCTCGGCTCGATGTCCGACGGCGTGGCGATCAGTTCGCCATCCTCGACCGTCAGGCTCTCCACCCAGCCATAGGCCGGATGATCCAGTTGCGGATGGCCGATGACGAGCGGGGCCGGATCGGATGCCGGATCATAGGCGGCGGCGATCTCAGCCAGTTTCGACGGGCCAAAATGCACATCGACACCCTCATTCGATTTGAAGGTGCCCGTTCGCGCTATGCGGATGGAAGGGGGTGTCTGATCCATGCCCCACCGGATAGCGGGGCGGCCGGAACGCGATTGATGTCCCTGCAGGGACACGCATGGCTATTGGCTGCGGCCTATTCGCCAGATCGCAGCACAGGAACGATATTGCAAGGCCACTTCACCAAATCAGGCCGACAAGGCCGCTCAGTCCGGCCAGCAGGAAAATCAAGGTGCCGATAGAGACGATCGCGATGATGGAACCATCCGCCATCCGCGCCCAGGGCGAGGCTGGTGCATCCGGTTGCCGATCCGACCATTCATTGAGCATCGCCAAGCCTCTTTCGCCTCTCGCGCATGTTGGCACGGAAGAGGCGGAAGGGAATAGCCCCTAATTGCCCGTGGGCACGATGCCCATGGGGGTTGACGCCGTTTGAGGCATCAACCCCGCCCACGGGCCAATCGTGCGCCATACGGCCTTAAAATCGCCTCACATTTCTCGACGCGGCGGTGGGGCCGCCAACATATTATGGGCCGAACGCGGCGGACCAGCCGGATCAGGCTCGTCGGCTCCCCATCGCCCCGGCGCTCCATGAGCATTTATGGGGTCAGCACAGATCACCATGAAGCTGCCGTTATCAATCAGAGCCGCAAGCCGGGAGGCGACCTGATTGGCGCGCTGGCCGACCGCCAGCAACTCGCGCGAATGCCTTGTTCTGAACTCTGGCTCCTCCCGCAAGGCGCTGACAAACCGTTCCAGCAATTCCTGTCGCGGCATCCGGCGCATCAATAGGACAACCATTCCAGCTCCGCGTCCTCAAGGGCGCAATGCATGTCGGGGTCCGCCTCCAGCTTGTTCAGCCTGGTGCCGACGTCAGCGACGCACCCTTCGATCGGAAATCTTGGATCGCGGCGCGCGGCCTTCGCCAGTTCGCCGATCTGGTCGTCTCTCTTCTGCTGCGCCAGCAACCACCTCGCGAAATTGGGCCTGGCTGTAGTTGCATCGGGCTTGAAATGTTTCATCATCTTTCTCCTGATCCAATCGCCCGAAAGGATCGCAGATGACATTGGCGGGCACCGTCAGAAAATGACGGTCCCACTGGTCGATCTGCACATGCCCGGCCCTTGAGGCATCAGCCCACGCAGCCGACTGGCTGTTCCGCCGCGGCCCCGCAGGCTGATTGAACATGCGAAATTGCCAACGCACCAGATGCCTCCATCCGCGACTCGGTCGATGGAGAACATATAGAACAAAAGAGGAACATATGACAGGATTCAGTTTCCGATGATGTTCTCGATAATTGCATTGCTGGTGTTCGCGCCAACGGCCTCATATTCCGTTGAGACAGCCTGTCGTTTGTATTCACCATAGGAAACGACAACGCCAAGCAGCAGGAGCATCCCCCCAATGATCAGAAAAGCAGTGCGGAAATTCATCGGCCGCCCCGGCTCTTCCGAAAGGATCGTGGGTTGCTCGCCATCCTCCCCCAGCGGCTGGAGGCCATTGCTCACCAAAACAGCATCATCGCGACCGGGAAGAAACCAAATCGCACGGATGATCCACCCCGCCAAAAACAGGAAGAAAGATATGGTGATCATTGCGCCGCCAACATAGATCATCATCCATTTGGCCGCCAAATCCGCTAAATCAATGCTAGGATAAGTGCTTACATCTCTGAATATACCGACCACAGAAACGAGCATGCCTAGCAGCAATAGCACCCATGCTCCGGTAATCTGCCCAGAACCATCTGGTCGTGCCTTGGTCATTTACCCCCCTCGTCGTTAGATCGCCTTGCCTGCCCACACCACGCGGCCGATCAATTTAAATCCATCCCTCGTCGCACCGTTTTCGAGATCGATCATGCGGTCCCACCGTTCATAATCCCGGTTGTCACTCGTCACCAGGATGCGTCGAGCAGTCGGGAAAAGCACCCGCTTGACCATCAACTGCTCATCGAGCCGCAAAACGAAAATCCCGTCGACAGGTTCGCGTCGGGACAGGTCGATCATCACCAGATCGCCATCCCCCAGCGTGGGAAACATGCTGTCGCCCTTAACCTGAACCACGCGAAGATTTTGGGGATCGCCAAATTGTCGACGGAGCCATCCGCTTGGGAAACCGAGATGCTCCGGCGACTCGCCAGCTTCGACGGCGCTTGCGCCATAACCGGCCGACACCAGCACGTCATGAAGCGGAACGAAAGCCATGTTGCCATGCTCTGTCCTTAGGGCCGCTCCCTGCACAATATCGTCTTCCTTGACGCCCAGCACTCGGCAGAGGCTTTCCAGCGTCTGGTTGGTGGGTACGGAGCGCGCCGCCAAAATCTCTACCAGTGAAGGCCGCGAAAGCCCGGCCATTTCCGCGACAGACGCCTGACTTCCAAAGGATTTGACCGCCTGCTTAAGGCGCAAAGCGGCGTCGGGAGACCAGCCGACAACACGAGACCTATCATTTTTCTCTTGACCTGTCATTTTACCTGTCATTATGCATGTCAACAGACAGCCAGAGAGAGAAGTGACGTGCAATCAAGCGACATGCACCCCGAGGACATAAAGGCAGCGGTTCGCAAGGCTGGGTCCACCCTAGCAGCGCTGGGCCGCTGCAACGGCATGTCGCGCCAGCAAATGTCGCTCGCTCTCCACGCGCGCGTGTCAGCCAAAGCTGAGAAGATCATTGCGGACTTCCTCGGCACACATCCCAAAACCATCTGGCCCTCGCGTTACGGAAAGACAGGCACACGCCTGTCAATGACAAGCCGGAGCGACGCGGCATGATCGCTGCCTATCATACGCGCCGGGCCGAGTCTTGTTTGCTCTACGTTCGCCCCCGAAAAAATGAACGCCGGACCAAAATGGCACGGTTTTCAGCGCCTTCCGTTCAACATCAATCCGACATCAATCCCGGAGGCGGTTCATGACGGTCATCGGGGGGCCAGCCGCATATCTGAGCGCGCAGGAAATCGCCGACCTCCGCCTGCCCGGTCTTCCGACCACGAAAAGGGGCGTCCTGATCCGCGCCGACCTTGAAGGCTGGGCATATGAGACACGGGTGGTGCGTGGGGGCGAGGCTCGCTTCTTCAGCATATTGCACCTGCCCAAATCCGCTCAGGATGGACTCCGCGACGGGACTGCGCCCGCCAACCTTTCCGTCACCCGTTCCGTCGGCCGCCCCAAGGGCGACTGGTTCGACCGTCACCCCGACGTCGCGGACGCCGTCCTGGTCATCCTCGCCGACCACAAGCATGCATCCACGCGCGTCATGGAACTTTTGCAAGCCGAGTTCGCAAATCTTCCGTCCCTCCCAACGCTGAAGCGCTACATGCGTCGCGTCGAGAAAGAACATAAAGTCCTGCTCACGGCAGAACGCGATCCGGACAAATTCAAGTCCATGTATCGCCCGGCGCTCGGCCGCATGGATGCGACCGTCTCCTACGCCCACGAAATGTGGGAGATCGACACGACCAAGGCGGACGTGATGTGCACCGACGGCCGCAAGGCCATCCTCGGCATCATCGACCGCTGGTCGCGCCGCGCCCGGTTCATGGTGGTGGAAAGCGAAAGCGCCCAGTCCGTGCGCCAGATGCTGGTGACAACCATGCTGGCATGGGGGGCGATGCCTGCGATCCTCAAGGTCGATCACGGCTCCGGCTTCATCAACGCGTCCATCATCGCGTCGCTGGACGCGGTCGGCATCAAACTGGACCCCTGCCTCCCCGGCCACCCGGAGGACAAGCCGCATATCGAGCGGGTGTTCGGCACGTTCAACCGCGAGCGCGCCTCCATGCTCAAGGGCTTCCTTGGTCATAACGTCGCGCAGGCGCAGCAACTTCGCGCCCGTGCGAAGAAGGAGAAGGGCCGGGCCGTCATAGAGGCCGGGATCGACAGCGCCGAGCTGCAACGCATTCTGGATGCGTGGGTAGACGGCACCTATCACCAGCGCAGGCACAGCATGATCGGCATGCCGCCGATGGAAAAATGGCAGCGCTCCCCCGAACCGGCGCGCTCCGCCCCGCCTGAAAGCATCCTCAAGATCGCCTTCAGCGCGGTGATCGGCCCGTCCATGGTGACCAAGCGCGGCGTTCGGTGGAAGAATGGCCGCTATTGGGCCGACACGCTGGTTCCGTTCATGGGCAAACAGGTCATGCTGCGCTGGGACGAGGGCGACCTTGGCGCGCTCTACGTCTTTGACGAAGCGGGCGAATATATCGACACCGCCGTGAACGTCGAGCGCGCGGGCTTCTCCCAGCGGGAAATGGCACTCGCCGCCCGCCGCGAAATGGCCAACCTCATCAACGCCCAGCGCGTCGAGCTTCGCAAGAAAAAGGCATCCTTCTCCGTCGAGAAGGCCATGGACACCGTGCTGCGGGACGAGGCGGAGCGGGCGGGCAAGCTGGCTCATCTGCCGATGCCATCGCGCCCCGCATCCACGCCCGCCATGGACAGCATCGCCACCGCGCCATCGCCTTCGGTGCCGGATCAGGCGCGGCTGGAAGAGGCGCTGGCCCGGACGGCCACGGCACCTTCCCGCGCCACGAGAACGCCCGCCGAGAAGATGGCGGAAGCCGACGCGCTCATCTTCGCGGCCGAGCGCGGCGAAACGGTCGATCCGGAAGCCCTTCGTCGGGCGCGCCTCTATGCCACCACGTCCGAATATCGGGCGGAGAAAATGATTGCCGCCGATTTCGGCGCACCGTCGCCCGCCCCGGCCCAGCGCCGCCGGGGGTTCGCATGACAACCGCCTTTCAACAGCCATTCACAACGGAGGAAACGCCGATGAACCACTTTGCCACCCAGCCACGGCTTGATTTGGGAGATACGCCCGCCGGGCGCGCCCAGTTGACCAATATGGCGCTGGCGCTCCGCACCATGCTGGACTGTCAGGACGCCGGGCAGGAAGCCCCCCGCATGGGCCTGTTCTATGGCTTTTCCGGATACGGCAAGACGGTCGCGGCCGCCTTCACGGCGGCGCGCACCGGGGCGGCCTATGTCGTCGCCCAGTCTGTCTGGTCGCAACGCTCATTGCTCGAAGCCCTGGCTGAAGAACTGGGCATCACCCGCCCGGAACGAACCGTGGCCCGGTTGCTGCGGCAGGTCATAGACCAACTCAACCACGAACCGCGCCCCATCATCATCGACGAAATGGACCATCTGGTCCAGAAACGCTCGGTCGAGATCATCCGCGACATTCACGACGCGACGTCGATCCCCATCCTGATGATCGGGGAAGAAGCGCTGCCGGTGAAGCTGAAGGAATGGGAGCGGTTCGATAACCGCATCCTGATCGCCACCCCCGCACAACCGGCCTCCCCGGCCGACACTCTCAAGTTGAGGGACCATTATTGCACAAGGGTGGCCGTCGCCGACGATCTTGCCGACATGTTCCGGCAGCGCTGCAAGGGCATCACCCGCCGCATCGTCACGAACCTGCGCGCGGCCCAGCGCCTCGCCGCTGAAGAAGGCGTGGCCGAAGTCGACGCCGCATGGTGGGGCAGCCGCCCGGTGGCGAATGGCGACGTTCCCGTCCGTCGGAGGGAAATCGCATGACGGCCCGGTTTCCCAACCCGATGCAGCCGCCGGTCAAGGCAAAGCTCGAACGCGACCTGGGCAAGGCTCTTCGTGAAGCCGAGCAACGCGGCGAAGAAATCTTCGCCCTGATACTGAGCCGCGAAGACATGACGATCCTGCATCGCAAGATCGCAGGCGAGGCGCTCCATCTCTGCGGACGCGCCATGCACGGAACGGCCTCACCCGATGAGGTCCGAGAAAAGGATCGGATGGTCCACATCGCGGGTGAGCTGGCTCATGCGCTGGATCGCGGGGGCCGTCCGTGAACTTCGTCACCGTCACGCGCATGCACAATCCGAAACTGGCGGCCTGGACCCTGCTTCGCTTCGCCCAGGCTCCTCTGTCCATCGCTGACATTGTGTGCAGCGACGGCCCGACATTGCCGCTCGGCGACATTCTTGAACTGCTCAATCGCTGGCGCGGGGCCGGTCTGATTGAGCGGATCGACAAACCGGAGAGCTATATCATGCATCAGAAGGCGAAAGCCTTCCGCAACCCGCCGACCGTGGGGGCGGTCCCGCGCGAACCGAAACCGCGCTCGACGCGGCAGCGCATCTGGTCGGCCATCCGCGTGATGCGATCATTTGACCTTGTCGAACTCTGCATGGCCGCCAGCGTCGATCGCAGACCCGCACGGAACTTCCTCAACCAGCTCACGCGCGCTGGCTATCTCGTCCGCACAGATCGCGGCGATGGCGAACAGCCGCACTGGAGGCTGGGCCGTCCATCCGGCTCGAAACACCCATCGGTCGAATATGACCGCCGCCGCACCGTGGTGGCCCTCATCGACCGCAACAGCGGTGAACGCTTCCCCCTGTCTCCGACCCAAAAATTTTTAGCCGCGGAGATTCACCATGTCTCTTAATGTTAGCGCAACGAACCTCGAACGCGCGGCCGTCGCGTGGGGCGAGGATATGCCCGCATGGGTGCGCCTGCTGGCCAGCGCCTGCGACACCGACAACCAGCGCGTCGTCGGCGAGCGACTGGGCAAATCCAGCGGCTACATCAGCCGCATCATCAACCGCAGCTATGCGGGCAGCTATCCAGAGGCCGAGCGGCTGGTTCGCGCCACCTACGGCGCGGAAGACGTCACCTGTCCGCTGTTCGGCCCGATCCCGCTCTCCAGTTGCATGCGGAACCGCCGCCGCAAGGGACCGCCGCGCAATCAGATCCATCATCAATATGCCGCCGCCTGCCCGGCCTGCCCCAACAACAGCGATGGAGGCGACGCATGATGTCCCGCCTCTACGCGCTCGCGCACCGCTGGTTTTCCGACAGCGAGGTGCAGATCGGCACGGTCGAAATGGACATCGTCCTGCGCCAGGCGGCGCTGATCTTCGTCCCGCTGCTCGTGCTGGGCATCGGCATCATGGCGGTGCTGCCATGACGCCGCCCCGCACCGATTATCGCGCGCTGCCCGGCGAGCGCGGCCATGTGGTCCTCTATCGCCAGACCGAAACCAACACCTGCCCCGGCTGCGGCGGCAGCAACTGGCTGGTCGGCCGGATCATGGCCGAATGCGCCCGTTGTCAGACAGCCATCCCCCTCATGTCGCCACTCACACCCGGCATTACCACGGAAGGAAACCACTAATGGCAAGGAAGAAGGCTCCCGCATTGGAAGCCCCGCAGACCGTAGAGGAAGCGGTCGCGGTCATCGCCGAATATCGCGATCTGCTCGACAAGCTGGATGAGCTGCGGCTCGATGGCGAAAGTTCCATTGCCCGGATCAAGGCCGCGCATGACGAATTCGCCGCCCCGCTCAATCAGCGGATGAAAGACCTGTTCATCCGGCTGCGCGCATGGTGGGCGGTCGCCGCACCTTCCATGACGGACGGGAAAACCAAGTCGGTGGCACTGGCGGGCTGCAAGATCGGCAACCGCATGTCGACGCCCTCGCTCAAGCATGACGGGCTGAAGGCAGAGCAACTGGTCGAACAACTGGCGGACCTCGGCATGGCCGAACTACTCCGCATCACCACGAAGCTCGACAAACAGGCATGCATCGCCGCGATCAGCAAGGGCGATGAACTGGGGCAGCTTCTGCTCTGGCTGGGTGCCCGCAACCATCAGACCGAAGAATTCTTTATCGACCGCGCGGAAAAGAAAGCCGTCGATCCGGAACTGGTATCTGTCGAGGAGGCTGCGGAATGACGCCCACGATGCGCGCCCGGCTTCAGGATGCAATGGCCTTTGTCCTGGAAGAGATCAGAAACGGTTCGGATGCGGCGGACATCATTGCCGCGCTGGTTGGCAATCACCGCGCCCATTTCCGGCGCGGCGACCCCAACACCTTGCGCGTGGCGGGCATCACGGCAAGCTGCTCCTATTCGGCTGGCGCTGTCCTGCTCGACCGCTGGCGGGGCAATGCCACTGTCAAACTCATGGAGGCGGCGCAGTGAAACCAGCCATCCTCTTGCGACGTATCGACGAGATCGAGGCGAAATCCGGTGAGCGCAGCCTCACCGGCGAGGAACTCGACGAATATGGCCGGCTCCTCAAGCAGCGGACCCTTCGTCGCCACCGCCTGCCTTATCAAATCCGGAACTGCGAACAGAAGCTCGCACGGCTCCACGCCGAACTGGCGGCAATGTCATGATGCGGGCCGAACGATGCAGTTGCGGGCGGGTGCCTGTCATCCGCGCGCGCGAAACGCGGGAGGGCACGGTCATCACGCAGGTGACCTGCGCCCGTGTCGCCTGCGGCGCGCAAGGTCTGGCGATCGAAGATTTCGAACGGAATGACGCCGTCGCCATCGAACAATGGAACCGCCACGGGGGAAGGAAGGTCGCATGACGCTGCTGGAGGAAATCCATGCCTTCCTCGCCCGCTCCGGCATGAGCCGGGGGGCATTTGGCGAAACTGTCGCCAGAGATTCCGGGTTCCTTGGCAAATGGCAGAAGGGAGCGCTTCGCCCCAGCGCGCGCAGGCAGGCGCAAATCCGCGTCTGGCTCCACGACAACCGCGACATGGTGATCCAGTCGCCGTCCCGGCACTATGACGTCGCGCCCAGCGGCATCAACGTCGCCGCCAATCCCGATCTGTGGGTCGACGACGCACAGATCGCATCGGCAAACCTGCTGGCGGCTCTGTCGGCGCACCATCCCGAAAGGTGCGGTCGATCATGATCCGCGTCTACATCATAGCGGCCGACACGCCCCAGCCGATCCGCTTCGCCATGACGACAGCGCGCGACCAGACCCGCCCCGTCGAAGCGCTGCAGGAAGTCCTCGACATTCCCGACCTCGCCGATCCGCAGCGCATGCGTGAACTCGCCGTCCATTTTCACAAGCATTTCCAAGGACAACCGCATGACTAAACCTATGAAGCAGATAATTGCGAGCGGCTTCGAGACGAAAGTGGGCACAGCCCTCGCGCCACAGGGCCAAAGCGGTATCGCCTTTTCCGCCGACGAAGGCTCGTTGACCATCGCCATCACACGCGACGGTGAAGGCCTATGCGTCCGCCTAGATGGCGACGAGATCGACTATGTCGCGGGACTGCTTGCCGACATGGTTCATGCCGCAACGCTGCAGGATCAACCCGTCGCCAGGAGCATCCAGTGATGGGCGACGACTCCTATTTCATCTCGGCGGACCGCCCGCACACGAAGGTCAAATCCTTCGCCACGGTCTCGCGCCCGAAAAGCACCATCGTGAAGGTGGAATTCGAGGTCTCCAATAGCTGGGCGCTGAATGATCTTCTGCGCCAGCTTCATGCGGCCAAGAACCCTGGACAGGACGAAATCATATGACCCCGGAAATGCACCGGACCCTGACCTTCATTCAGGAATATTACGCGCAACATGGCATCGCGCCCACCATGCGGGAAATCATGGTGGCCCTGGGCGGCAAATCCACTGGTCCCGTCCATAATCGCATCCACCGGCTGATCGATCGCGGGCACCTCGTCCGCTTGCCGGGTCGGGATCGTGCCATTGCACCGGCGTCCGCTGCGATCGACCTTTCGGCCGTCCCGACCGAAAAGCTGTTGGGCGAGTTGGAGAAGCGGAGGGCGCTCCATGGCTGAAGTCCGTCGGCTTCATTCCGAACAGCCACGTCGCCAGGGCAAACCCGAATATGGCTGCCAGCGCCTGATCATCGCCGTCCGCGCCGCCTGCAAGCGGCAGGGGATCGACGACGACATGCGCAAGGACATTCAGGTCAAACTGGTCGGCAAGGCCAGCATGTCGGATATGTCGATCGGCGATCTCGGCCGGATGCTCGACCATTTCAACAAGGGCTGGAAAGGCCCGATGGGGCACCGCGCCCATATCGGCAAGATCAAGGCGCTGTGGTGGTCCCTCTACTGGTTGGGAGCGATAGATGAACCGGGCGACCGCGCCATCTCGGCCTTCGTCGAGCGCCAGACGGGCGTGTCGGCACTGAAGTTCCTCGACCATCGCAAGGCCGCCAGCGTGATCGAAGCCCTCAAGGGCTGGCTGTCGCGTTGCGGCGTCGAATGGCCCACGGCTGAGGAGGTGGGCACGATTTCCGATCACACGCCGGGTTACAGCGATCTCCACGCGGACCGCCATGCCGTGCTGAATGCACTGGCCGAGCCGCTGCTCGCCGATCGCGTCATCCGTGGTCACCACAGCCATTATCTTCAGGTGGCGCTGGAGCTGATCCCGAACAGCCATATGTGGACGACCGCCGAACTGGACACGGCGATCCGCCTGCTGGGCCGGAAGCTCCGCCGCCACCGTGGGAAGGAGGTTCGCGACTGATGGCGCGCGCTCGCACTCTCCATATCCACGACCTCCCCATCCCGGCAGATGTGCAGGCCGATGCTGCGTGGCCGCCGATCATGCTGGAAATGGCTGCTCATATCGGCGCTTACGAAACCTTGTGCATCGTCGACGCCTTTGCAGGGCAGGACGTCTATGTCCCGGTCGATCCGCACCGGAACCCGTTCCTGGACATCATAGGTGCGGATAAGGCTGCAACTTTCACGCATGCCTTCCAGCGCGAGCGGTTGCCCATCCCTGCTGGCAGAAGGCCGCTTGAAAAGGCGCGGCGGGCTGGTGTTGTGGCAGCGGTGCGCGCTAAGCGGATGACAGTTGTGGAAGGCGCGGCTATCCTGCGCATGCCGCGCCGCCACCTTTCGCGCTTGATCAGCAAGACGGATGAAGGCAGCAAGGCCACGCCTTTCGTCTTTCCTGCGCGCCCGCGCGATCCCGCGCAACTCGACATGTTCGACACCGCGCCGGGTCAATAGAGCGCCCTCGCGTCCCCCGAGGGACACCATGACCCCAAGCGATATTCAGCCATCGTGAACCGGCATTTCAACGCCGTTTCATGGGGGCACCGTGTCCAATTGCGATCATCGCCAGTCGGGGGTTTATTGTGCCTGACTGGATTCAGCTTATCATTGACCTCTGGCCGATCGCATCCACGATCACGCCTCTTATCCTGCTCGCCGGGTTTCTTTGGCTGCGGCAGAAATTTCCGTCGAAGGACGATTTCGACGCGCTGAAGCTCACCGTCGACAAGCTCAAGGTCGATCAGGTCGCGACGACCAACGCCATAAAGGATTTGAAGGACGAGCGGGACGATCCGCCGACGCGCGTCCAGCTTATGGCGGAAATGGGTGATCTGGCTGAGCGGGTCAGTGCGATGGAGGCATCCTTCAAGGGGCTTTCCACCCATCTTGAGACGACCAACGATTATCTGAAAATCCTTGTCGACCGGGGGCTGCGGCCATGATCCCCGAAGCGATCCTGCCCCTTGTGCGGCGCGCCATCCTCGATCTGCTGAACGACATCGGCGGCGAGGAAAATGACGATGTCCTGACCGTGTTGTTGACCGGACTGGGCCATCGTTTCCCCCGCCCGGCCGTGGCCGAACAGATGCGCTGGCTCGCCCAGCATGACCTGAACCTTGTCGAGGTGACGGACTGCGGCCCCTATGTGGTCGCATCGATCCTGCCGAACGGTTGCGAGGTGGCCGAAGGTCGCCTTCGCGTCGAGGATATCTGGCGTCACAAGACGGGCAAGCGGTGACATGGGGCGCAAATCGTCGCTCAAAACGCTGCCGCACGGTGTCCAGGCCGCCGTCCTTCAGGCGATGGAGGCAGGTGCCACAATTGACGACATCGTGGGGAGGCTGGCCGAACTAGGCCATAAGCGGTCGCGTTCTGCCGTCGGCCGCTATGCCAAGCAATATTCGGAACTGGCTTCCCGCCAGCGCGACGTGCGTTCGGTCGCGGAGGCGTTCGCATCGGAATTTGGCGGCACCGACAATGCCGAGGGCAAGTTGATGGTGCACATGCTGACCAGCATCGGCACCCGGATGGTCCTGCCCATGGCGTCGGAGGAAGACCCCGACGTCAGCGCCAAGGATTTCCATCTGCTGGCCAAGGCCACGAAGGAACTGCTTTCCTCGGCGAAGATCGACGCGGAACGCGATGCCCGCATCCGCGAGGAAGCGGCCAAGGAAGCTCGGCGCAAGGCCGCCGACGATGCGGTGGAAGCCGCACGGGACGCCGGGGCATCCGAAGCCGCCATCGACCGCATCAAGGCCAAGCTGCTGGGGTTGGCGGCGTGACGGATTTGTTCGCCGCCCTGGACAGGTTCGCCGAAACGCCGATCGCGGGCTTCAGCGCCGACGCGGTGCCGCCGCGCCGCCTGAAGGCTGCCCTGGATTATCTCGCTCGTGCTGGCGTCAGGGTGCAGCAGTTCCGGTTGGGGGACAGCCCCATCCCCCGCTATCAGGTGGGCGGCTATACGGGATCGGCACTCGCCTGTCAGGTCGTCGGCATCGCCCGGCTGAAAGGCATGGGTCTGTGACCATGCTTCGCCTCGTAACCGGATGCGGAGCGGGCAAACCAGCCGCAACGCCCACCGACATCCTCAATCTGGCGCTCAAGCTGGGCGAGGCGGCGGCAGACTGCCGCCTGACGCTGGTATGCATCCGCGCGAGCCGTAATCCCGGCTCCTGCTCGCGCTATATTCACCTTTCCGACCGCGCGGATCGGCCCTGGCTCATCCGGATTTCCAACCACCGGATGCCAGCCAAGAACTGGCAGGCCGTGCCGCACCTCGATCTTGTGTCGCTGGATGGCCAATCTGGCTTTCGCGAGGCGGCGGAATTTCTCCAGCGCGTTGGCCGGGGCGAGGCCGAATGGTTCGATCCGTGCGATCGCGATGAGCGCGCTGCAGTGCGATCACGCCGGTCGCGGAAGGTGCGCCGAAAATGACCAGCGCCCTGTCCGATATCAAGCTGCTCCTGCCCTACCAGGCATCGGCGATTGCGCTGAGCGCCCAGCATCAGCTGCTGGTCATTGAAAAATCACGACGCACCGGCATCACCTATGGTTTCGCCGCCGATGCCGTGCTGACAGCCGCGCCCGCCTTTCGCCCGCAGAACGTCTATTACATCGCCTATAATCTCGACATGACGCGGGAGTTCATCGGCTATGTCGGCGACTTCGCGAAGGCTTTTGACGAGGTCGCCACCGGCTCGTCCGAATTCCTGTTCGACGATGGGTCGGAAAACGGGATCAAGGCGCTCCGCGTGGACTTCCCGTCAGGCAAGGCCGTTATCGCCCTGTCCTCCAAGCCGCGCTCGCTTCGCGGCATGCAGGGCAAGGTTCTGATCGACGAAGCCGCGTTCCACGACGATCTGGACGAATTGCTGAAGGCGGCGATGGCGCTCACCATGTGGGGCAGTCATGTCGTTGTCATTTCCACCCATGACGGGGCGGATAATCCCTTCAACCTGCTGATCGAAGAAATTCGGGAGGGAAAGAAGGAGGGGCACGTCATGCGCATCACGCTGGCCGAAGCACTGGCGGACGGCCTGTTCAAACGCATCTGCCTGCGAAATGGCGAGGAATGGTCGGCGGAGAAGGAAAAGGCGTGGGAAGCGTCCCTCCGCAAGCGCTATGGCGATGCAGCCGAGGAGGAACTGGACGTCATTCCGTCGCGCGGCTCCGGTGTCTATCTATCCCGCGCCACCATCATAGCCGCCATGTCGCCGGAACTGCCCGTCATCCGCCTGACATGCCCCGATGGCTTCGAGCAACAGTCCGACGAATATCGGCAGGAATTCGTGCGCGAGTTTCTGGAAGATGAGGTCGGGCCGTGGCTGCGCGACTTCGACCCATTGCGCCGGTCGTTCTTCGGTCAGGACTTCGCCCGCAATGGCGACGTCTCGCCGATCGCAGCGGGCCAGCTCGATCAGCACCTCAATCTGATCTGCCGATTCATCCTCGAAATGCGGAACGTGCCCTTCCGCGAGCAGGAATTCGTGCTCAACTGGATCGTGTCGCGGATGCCGAACTTCTGTTCCGGCAAGATGGACGCGCGCGGCAACGGCTCGGCGCTGGCGGAATATGCCCAGCAGAAATGGGGAGCGAACCGCATTGAAGCGGTGATGGCCAGCGACAAGAGCTATCTCGCCTTCATGCCCAAGCTCAAGGCCGGGCTGGAAGATCGGACCTTCATCATCCCCAAGGACGAAGGAACGCTCAACGACCTGCGGATGGTCAAGCTGGTCAAGGGCGTCCCGAAAATTCCCGACGGCTCCATCCAGTCGAAGGCCGATGGAGCGAAGGGCAAGCGCCATGGCGACAACGCGATCGCGCTCATGCACCTGCGCGCGGCTGCTGACGAGGACGTCGGCCCGATGGACGTTCATGTCCTCAACCAGACCCGTTCCTCCGCCGCTGAAACCGTCATCACCACCACCGGCTTCGGCACTGTCGGCCGCCGGTCAACCGGATTGTCCTTCTAATGGCCCAACGTCCTGCGCCCTACCGCTCATTCGGCCGAACGACTGCCGTTCCCCGACCGTCGCCCGATCTGACGACAGAGATCGCCACCACTCGCGACGGCCGCGATATCACCCAGCCATGGGTGCGCGGCCTGCGCGAAGCCAAAGACCCCAAGCTGGCCACCGCCATCGACTGGGGCGCCTATGATGTCGTGTTCAACGATGACCAGGTCTTTTCGACGATGCAACAGCGCATCGGCGCAGTCGTCGCGCGCGATTGGAATGTGATCGCCGGGGACGATGATGATCCGCGCGCCGAAAAGGCGGCGGAAGCGTTCGACCGGACGCTCAAGCGCCTGCCCTGGGATCGCATCACCCGCAAGATGCTGATGGCTTCTTTCTACGGCTACAGCGTGGCCGAACTGATGTGGGGCCAGCGCGACGGGCTGTTCGACATCGTCGGCATGAAGGTGCGCCATGCCCGCCGCTTCAGGTTCGATGATGAGGATCAGCTGCGGATGCTCACGCCCACGAGCATGCAGGGCGAGATCATGCCCGAACGCAAGTTCTGGGTGCACAGCGTGGGCGCAGCCGACGACGATCAGCCCTATGGCCACGGCCTTGCCCATTGGCTTTACTGGCCCACCCTGTTCAAGCGGAACGGCATCCGCTTCTGGAATATCTTCCTCGATAAATTCGGCACCCCGACGGCGAAGGGCACCTATCCGCGCGGCTCCAGCAGCGATGACATCAACAAGCTGCTGATGGCGCTTCAGGCCATTGCGACGGATAGCGGATTTGTCGTTCCCGAAGGCATGGCGGTGGAACTGCTGACCGCCGCCCGTTCCGGCATGGGCGATTATCATCAGCTCTGCCTCTATATGGACGCGGCCATCGCCAAGATCGTGCTGTCGCAGACGATGACCACGGACAACGGCTCTTCGCGCTCACAGGGTGAGGTCCATGCCGACGTCAAGCTGGAGGTCGTTAAGACCGACGCGGACGATCTGACCGACAGTTTCACCGCACAGGTGGCGCGCTGGTGGACCGACTGGAATTTTGGCCCCGATGTCGCGGCACCCATCGTGCGCCGTATCGTCGAGGAGGAGGAAGACACCAAGGCCAACGCGGAAACGGACGCGATCCATGCCAGCAATGGCTGGGTCCGCACGGAAGACAGCTTCCGTGACACCTATGGCGAAGGCTTCGTGCGCCGTGATGATCCCGATGCTCCATCCAGCGCCGCCCCCCAGTGGGCCGAAGACAAGCAAAACGGCCAGTTTGACAAATTGCGCAAGTCGCCAATCCCTGAAAATGGCAAGGATGTTGTCAGCTTCGCGGCAGACGATCCACGCCCGCTTTATGTTTATCGCCAGCTTCTCAATGCCAGCGAAGTGCTGGACTGGGCGCGGTCGCAGGGTTTCACCTCTACGCTTCCGGCCGACGATCTGCATGTCACGGTCACCTATTCCAAACGGCCGGTGAACTGGTTTGCCATGGGGCAATTCGGCTCCAACACCGGGGAGGTCATTGTCGGCCCCGGTGGCCCGCGCCTGGTCGAACGGCTGGGCGATGACGGGGCCGTTGCATTGCTGTTTCAATCCGTCGACCTGCAATGGCGACACCGCGAAATGCGGGACGCGGGCGCTAGCTGGGATCATCCCTCCTATCTGCCTCACGTCACCCTGACCTATGAGGCGGACAATCTCGATCTGGCGAAGGTCGCCCCTTATCAGGGCCGTCTTGTTTTCGGGCCAGAACGCTTCGAGGCAATCCGAAGTGACTGGCATGAAACGGTGGCGGAAGTCCCATCCGCTGCCAGCTTTGCCGAACTGGATGACGACGGCCACGACGACGCCGACGGCATCGTGGACCGCATGATCGCGGAGGACGGCTATCGCGTCGCCAACGCGATGACGGGCAACATTGTCGATCGGCTGCTTGCGGCCGACAGCGAAACCGAAGCGCGCGCCATCCTGTCCGACGCCCTCGGCGCTATGGACGATCAGCCCCTTGTCCAGGCGCTCGAACGGGCGGGCTTCGCCGTCCAGCTCGACGCCGCGATCCAACTTGCTACTCAGGGAGAAAATTGATGTCCGAAGGTAACGTGGCCGCCGAACAGTTGCGCCTCTTGATCGAGCGTATTGAGCGCCTGGAAGAAGAGAAAAGGGCCATCGCTGACGATATCAAGGATATCTATCTGGAGGCCAAGGCCAATGGCTATGACGTGGCAACGATGCGGGCGATCATCCGGCTGCGGAAACTGGAACGCAATTCCCGCATGGAAGCGGAAGCGTTGCTGGAGACCTACAAGAACGCACTGGGTCTCGAATAATGTCGGACGACCGCCACGTACTGCTCTCGAAGATCAGGAAATGCCTCGCCCTGGCTAAATCCTCCAACGAGCATGAGGCCGCCGCCGCGCTGGCGAAAGCCCGTGCGCTAATGGATGAGCATGACTTGTCCATGGATGACATTGCGCTGTCGGAAATCGGCGAAGCGAAGGCAAAGGGCACGGCGACACAGCGCCCGCCGCTATGGGAAACGGCGCTATGCATGACTGTCCGCCACGCGCTGGGCTGCAAGGTCATCATCGACGCGGACCTGCATCGGATTTACATCGGACCCGGCCCAGTCCCCGAAATCGCCGGTTTCGCTTTCACCGTTCTGTTTCGCCAGTTGAAGGCGGCACGGCAGGAATATATCCGCGTCCATCTCAAGCGCTGCCGCCCCGGACGCAAGCGTCAGCGCGCGGATGTGTTCTGCGAGGCTTGGGCCAGAGCGGTTTATAGCAAGGTCAAGGCTCTGATGCCGCCCGTCGCCGCCAACTTGCTTGTCGACCAATATATCGCCAAGCGCTTCGGCGGCGATCTGGCGACGGTCGACAATCGCAGCGCGTCCACGAAAGGCGGCCGACTCGAAAATGACTACTGGCGCGGTCATCAGGCCGGACGGAAAGTCGATCTCTCTAAGGGCGTGGGAGGCAGCGCCGAGCGCCTGCAACTGGCATGAACTGTCGCATCGGAACATCGGACATAGACCCGCTTCCCGCCGATTTCGGCGATGATGATGAATACCGCCGTTATCTGGGCCTCCCCGATACTGAACATGGATGGGCAATGCTCCGCGGACTGCCGATCGAAGAACGCCACATCGCGGCCCAGATGCGCGCCGTCGAACGTGAGCTTGCAGCAGGACGCATTCCACGCGGCGTGATGGCCTGTGACCGAAGGAGGCGGTGATGGCTGACAACCTCGGCTATTCCATCTTCCTGAAGCCTGATGATGTCGTTCGCGCCTTCGAAGCGCGCGATGCATTGCAGCCGACCGTCCGCTGGTCGGAAATGATGCACGAAAATCATGCTGTCGCCTTCACGGTCGCCAAGGTCGCGAAGCTCGATCTGCTGCGCTCGATGCGCACGTCGATCGACGACGTGATCCGCAACGGCGGCACGTTCGAAGAATGGAAGTCGGGCATCATGCCCGAACTGCGAAAGACAGGCTGGTGGGGCGCGGTATCCAACGCCGAACTGACCGGCACGGACGAGACTATCATCGTCAACAACCGCCGCCTGCGGACGATCTACAACACCAACGTTCGCATGAGCATGGCGTCGGGCCACTGGACCCGCATCCAGCGCCAGAAGGACGTTTACCCCTATCTGCGCTATCTGCCCTCGACGTCAGAGCATAAGCGCCCGCTCCACATGACATGGTATGGCATTCTCCTGCCGGTCGATCATCCCTTCTGGCAGACACACTTTCCGCCCAATGGCTGGGGCTGCAAATGCCATTTCGAGCAGGTCAGCGAACGGCGCATGAAGCGGATGGGCTGGGCCATCACGCCCGAACACAACCTTCCCCAGGGCGCGCGCATGTTCATCCCGGCGACCGGCCAACCTATCATGGTTCCCGACGGGATCGATCCCGGCTTCAGCTACAATCCCGGCACCGCCCATCTGCGGGCCGTCGCCACAAAAACCGTTGCCTCGCTCCGCGCCGCCACCGATGCGGGTATGGACGCGGCGGCGGATGCCACCCTGCGGGAAATCATCCGCGATCCCGCCTTTGACCAGTTTCTGGCGCGGCCCAGCGGCGCTTTTCCTGTTGCGATCCTCGATCCGGCCCAACAGGAGGCGATACAGGCAAATGCCCGTGTGGTGGTCATGCCAGAAGGCGTCTATCGCAAGCAGCGAGGCGACCAGCCCGACGTGTCGCGTGGTCACCCAGAGCTAGGGCCGGACGCTTATCGGCTTCTGCCTGACATTGTGTCCCGCGCCCTAGTCATCGCCCAGCAGGGTTCCGATCGGCTGATCTTCTTCGCCGACGAGGCGGGCAACGTGTGGAAGGCTGTCGTGCGTCAGGATGCTGGCGACGAACTACCCATCGTCGTCAGCTTCCATCGGAGCCGTGTGCGCAACATCGCGGCCGAGACGCGTCATCTCACGATCCTGATGGATAGGCGGCAATGAGGGGAGAAGCGATGCGTGGCAGGGACTTCCTGTCCCCTGCTAAGCGGTCGACGGCCAGTAGCCTCGCGCTACGGAGGGAAGAATTCACCGCGTCGCGCGCATCGCTCCCCTTACATAGCGCCGAAATCTCTAATTTTCAATTCACCGCCCGTGGGCGGGGGATGGGGCGCGCCAACGCCCCAAGCCGACGGACTCGACCCGTCATGATCCGGCTGGCCAAAGCCGAAACCATCCCGCCATCCAACGCTGGACGGGACGAACACATAGAGAACATCGTGACAGAGTCGAGTCCCTTTTCCATGCCGCTTCATGCGGCTGACAATGACGTTTCAACGCCCTTGCAATCTGTCGATCCTGTGCGTCCGGTCGCGCCCTATATCGGCGGCAAGCGCAATCTCGCAAAGCGGGTGATCGGCCGCATCAATGCGATACCGCATCATACCTACGCGGAGGTGTTTGTGGGCATGGGAGGCGTCTTTCTGCGCCGCGATCTGCGCCCCAAGGCAGAGGTCATCAATGACTGGTCGGAGGATGTCTCCACCTTCTTCCGCGTCCTGCAACATCATTATGTCGCCTTCCTGGACATGATCCGCTTTCAGATCGCGTCGCGGGCCGGTTTCGAGAAGCTGTTGCGCCTCGATCCGTCCTCCCTGACGGACATGCAACGTGCCGCGCGCTTCCTGTATCTGCAACGGTTGGCCTTTGGCGGAAAGGTCACCACCCGCTCTTTCGGCGTGACGCCGTTCAATCCCAGCCGCTTCGATTTGACCAAGCTCGCGCCCATGCTGGAAGCGCTGCATGAGCGCCTCGCGCCAGTGACGATCGAAAGGTTGCGATGGCAGGATTTCCTCACCCGCTACGACCGGCCGGGCATATTGTTCTACCTCGATCCCCCATATTTCAACTGCGAGGGAGACTATGGTGCTGGCATGTTCGGCCAGCCCGAATTTGAGGAAATGGCGGAGCGGCTGGGGAGCCTGCAAGGCCGGTTCCTGCTCAGCCTCAATGATCATCCGACAGTGCGAAAACTGTTCGCCGGATTTGACATCGAGGAGGAAGAAACCACCTACCATGTGGGCGGCGGCAAAGCCGTCAAATCAGTCCGCGAACTGATCATCAGCGGACGCGCCTGATGTCCATTTCCGCTTCCCACTTTACTTCACACTTTGATGTCCCCCAAAGGACACGTTCTGGCGGCGCAATGCCGCAGAAAACCGGGCAAAATTGGAAGTGGGAAGCGGATTTTACGAAAAGTGTGAAGCGCCCACGGATTTCCGCCGTTTTTCAGGCTTCAGGAGCGCCCGTTGATCTGCCAAACCCCGAAACGCGCCAAAAATTCCTCGCGTCATTTCGACGCACCGCGAAACCCGCGAAAGCCCGTTTTTCCGGGCATCCCATCCCGATACGTCCCGGAAAAGCCCCCAATATCCCGCCCAACTGGGAAGTGGGAAATATTTGGCGCGGCACATTCGGACCAGATTTTGGGTCGCGAAGCCATGATCCATGCTTGTCATATGCTGGCGCTCCTGCGATATGTGTTCATGAAATGTTCTATTCTTCGCGTCACCCGTTGGCCCGGTTCGCGGCCTCTGCGCAGGTCGAAGACCAGCCGGGGATCGCGCGCGCATTCGCGTCCGAAGCGAGTCGGCGGAATGTCATTTTCTCGCAGGAATTTTTCGATCGCGCGCAAAATCATCGTCTTCAATCTCCTCCTCCAGTTCGACTCGCCCTTGGCAAATCAGTAGGTTTATTCCTATCTCATGATGTATTTCCTACTTGTCTAGGAAAATTCCTTTCATTATGGATGAAACATGATCGGTAATGGAGAAGATCCCCGCGACGTGCTGGACCGGCTGATTGCCGAGCGGGGGGAGAATTACGCCGATCTTTCCCGCCTGCTCAAACGCAACTCCGCCTATATCCAGCAGTTCATCAAGCGCGGGACGCCCCGCAAACTCGACGAGGAGGACCGGCGCGTCCTCGCCCGCTATTTCGGCGTGTCCGAAGAGATGCTGGGCGGACGCGTCCCGTCTTTGTCAGGTACGCCTTCGCGTTTGCGTTCCATTCCCGCGATCGTCGCGGTGCCGCGTCTGGCGCTGGGCGCTTCGGCGGGGGCCGGAACGCTGGACGAGGATGAGCGGGCGGCGGGCGTCATGGCCTTCGACGCAAGCTGGCTGCGTCATATCGGCGTCCGCCCGCAGCGCGTTTCCATCATCCGCGTCGATGGCGAATCCATGGCGCCGACCCTCAGCGACGGGGATGAGATCATGGTCAACCATGAAGACGGGGCCGAGCGGCTGCGCGACGGCGTCTATGTGTTGCGGCTTGACGGCGTGCTGATGGTGAAGCGGGTGGCGCTGGGGCTGCGCCGGAGTGCGATCAACGTGCTGAGCGACAATGCTCATTATCCCGATTGGAATGATATCGACCCGGTGCTGGTGGATATTGTCGGCCGCGTCGTATGGACGGGACGGCGGCTGGTCTGA